GTCACCTTCCCCTCATGCTCACTTTTTATTCAATGGTGGGTCTTTACGATCTATCTTAACTCGCTTGTGCTTTTTCCGCGCGGGGCACGCGGGGCAACTGGCTGGGATGCAGCGAAGACGTAACCATGTGGGCGGGGTTCACGCATGCCGGTTCCTCGCACGTCGGCAGGATCAGCGTTTCAGTGGGCAAGTTCTCGCCATGCTCCACCTCCCACGCCAGCCGGGTGGCTGCCCGGTAACCGACAGGCGCGCCGCCCCGGGGGTAGCCATATTTAGCGTGCCGGCATAGCTGCCAGATATGGTGGCCGTCGCGTTCCTCCACCCGTTCTTTGACGTACACCGCTTGCTTGTCCAGGGTGAGCGGATACTGGTCCTTGCTAAACCGTGTGGGCATGGTTCCGCCTAAAGATCGCGGCCACCGTCATGGGTTCGTGAGCTCGCAAAGCGCCCTTGGTGACATGCTGCGTGAACACGGTTACGTTGCCCATGCTGGTGTCCGGGTCCATGACAATGCCCACGTTCCCGAACGGGCGCATGAAGTCAGTCTTGAACACCACAATGTCACCGAACCGCAACGGCGCACCCACTGGCACCTGAAAGAACCCGGGCAGCGCGTCCGGGTGGTCGGCAAGGTCCACGGCGTTGCCGAAATCCCAGCGCCACCCGGGCTGGAATTCCTGCATGAACTCTTGAATGAGGGCCGGGGACTGTGGCCCGTATGCCTCGCTGGGGGCGTCCTTGCCGTTCCACTTGCCCACGAACGTGGCTACCTTCTCGGCGTACTGTTCACGCCGGCGCGCCTCGCTGGGGGTCAGCAGGTCCGCCGCCGCCGCCATGGCGTCCTCGGCTTCCTTGGCGCTCACCTGTTCAGCCGTCGCGCCCATGCTGTTGCCGTGCCACAAGGTGCGCAGCTTGTCCATGAAACCCATAATGTCCGTCTCTCTCTTTGTCGGTTATTCGGAGTAGGCGTCGGCCAGCGATTCCGCCAGCCCCCGCATTGTTGACCCAGCGGCGCCGGACGAACAAGCCACTTCCGTGCTGTCTTCCGGGTCGTCAAAGCCTTGGTACTGGGTATTCACCACCCATGCGGTCAGGTGTTGGTCCTTGAGGTCCACGGCGGCGCGTTCCTCGTCGGTCCAATCGTCCCGCCGCCCCCAGTCGCCACGGTCCTTGTGCATGGACCGCGCGAGCTTGTCTATGGCCTCGTGGGCTTCCTGCCTCAAGCGCAGGGTTTCGTCGCTCCACTGGTGTTGTGCTGGCATTTCCTCAGTCTTCCGGTTCGTCTTTGGTCAGCATGGCTTGGACGGCGTCCTCAGAGCGGCCCATACGGTGGGCCACGTCTTCCAGCGGCACCCCCAAGCTGGTGAGATATTTCAAATCGTCGTTGGTGCTTGCGTAGGTGATTCGCACGGCTTTGGTTCCTCCCTGCAGGGGCATTCGTCAGCGAACTGTTGAAGTATGTAGCCCTGACCACAGCGGGGGCAGTAGCTCGGTTCCGTGATCGGCCCGGGAGGGACCACCAAGGCGCGGCGCTTACGCGTGGTCAATGGTCCCGGCCTTGTGGCCCTCTATATGGATCCACAGTTCCGTGGTGTCCGGCTCGCATGTGATCGTCTGGTCTCCAGGTTCGCCGTCCACATGCAGGATGGTGGGAATGTGGATTGCGTGGTCACAGTCGGGGCACTTGATAAAGTGCCCTTCCTCAAGGTGGTTGTCCTCAGCGCCGGCTTTGTAGCCCTCTTTCACGCCTTCCTCGTGGCCGGTCTTGAAACCGTCCTTGAAGCCCTCACGGCGTGCGGCGTTCGCGGCCTTGGTGACAGCGTTGGGACGCGGCCACCACAGGTGAATGACAATCAGCGTGAGGTTGATACACGCGAGCAACGAAATCCACGGGAAAACGTAGAACCAAATAGCGAGCAAATCCATGGGGTTGGTCTTTCTTGATGGGGGTGGTGTTCTTATTTCCAGCGTGACACGCTGCGTGCCTGTTTTAGGGGATCAAACGCTGACGTGGAACCGCGCGGCGGGGTTCTGTTCGGCGGCTTCCACCACGGTGGTCATGTAGTCCACCGCGTTTTGGTAGTTCCCCCACGTCCCGTCCCCTCGTACCAGCGGCTCATACTCGGCCCGGTGGGCTTTCATGTGTTCCAGGGACGTGCGCAGATACGCGGCGAACTCGCCACCTGTCTTGCCGTCGAGACCGGCCAGCCCGTCCGTCTGTGGGGCGGCGTGGCGCCACAGCGGGGACACGTTGCGGGTCATGTTGCCCAAGTCCACATATTCGCCACCGTGGCACTTGCAGCAGCCCTCACTTGGGGGCACTTCCATTGAAATGTCATAGCTCATAAAACCCACGCTATGCGCGAGCGTGCCTGTTTTTGGGCAAAGGAAAGCCCGGGGACAAAATCCCCGGGCTTTCCATGACCCCTGCAACCCGACGCAGCAAGGAACTCAGATTAACACGCCGCTAGATGCTTTCCAGCCTCATGGGCATAAGCAATTGCTGGCTGTTCAGCGTGTCGCCGGAATCCGTCAGGCTAATGGGCTTCACGCCGGTCTCAGCGTGGAAGCCAAACACGGCTTGCGGGGTGGACAGCGAGCGCAACCCTTCCGACAGATACGTGGGGTTGAATCCCACCGCCTTTGGCCCCTCGAAGTCGTGCCAGCACTCCACCGCTTCCTCACCAGCGTTAGAGTCAGCGCGGCCAGCGTCAACAATAACCTCACCTTCCCGGAAGTTCAGCCGGATGGGGTTTTTCCCGTCCACGACGACGGCGGCACGAGTCACAGCACCCAGCAGCGCATCCACGTCAATGGTCGCCCGGTTGGCCACCATGTGGGCTGCCGGGAACAGGCGACGCACCGGGGGGAACTGTCCAGCCATGAGGTTGGCTGTGGCCGTCCTGGTAGCGGAGACAAACCCAATGCGCTGTTCAGAACCCAGTACGTCCATGTTGCCGCTGCCGCCCCGGGCAGCGTTCACCAGCACCTCGGCCAACACAAGGAACTCGGCATTTTCCGGGGTGCCCTCATAGCGGTGGATGGGAATATCAGCGACGGCCACACGGTAACGGTCAGTGGCCAGCAGCGTCAAAAGATCGCCGCGGAGCTCAACATGAATGCCGTTCAAAACCTCCACGTCGGAGTTCCGGCCGGCGGCATGCTGAATCTGCGCCACGGCCTTGGCGAACACGTCACTGTCCACATACCCAAGACGCTGCGGAAGCCCGGGCAACACCGGGTAGTTGTCCATCGGCATGACCGGGGTAGAGAACTTGGCGCGCCCCACCTTGAGCGTTGCCCTGTCGGAGACTTCCAGGTCCAGCGGCTTGTTATTCGGCAGAGCCTTGAGCATGTTGGCCAGCACGGCGCCGGGAAGCAGCACAAGGCCGTCTTCCTCAATGTCGGCGGTGACTTCCACGGCGTTGGCCTTGGTCTGGTCAAAGCCTCGGATGGACAGCACACCGCCGCTGGCTTCCAGCACCAGCCCCGTGAGGACTGACTGGGCATGGCGGGGGTTCACGGCCCGGGCAGCGAAGCCCACGGCCTCATTGAGCGTGCTGGAATCAATGGTGAGTTTCAAAGCTGGGTTCCTTTACTTGGCGGTGTTGCGGTTTGCGAGTGCTTGGAATATCAGTCCGAATAGCCCGGGCTGTTTGGGCTTGGGCCGCGCGCCACCGGGCACCACACGGCGCATGGTCACGGTCACGGTCTTTTGCCATGCGTCATTGGTGTTGGTGACCTCCCACCCTTGCTGCCCGTAGGCCGTCAGCGCTTTAGTGCGCCCCTTGGCGTCGCGGGGAACCTTCACGGTCTGATACTCGAAAGCGTCCATATCCTCAGTCTCTCTTGGGGCGTGCTTGTTTTTGCCCGGGCACGAAAAAAGCCACCCCGTAGGGTGGCTTTCTCGGTCTCGCTTGTTCTAATCAGCCGCCATTTCAGCGGTCAAGTCTTCATCAAATGGGCCAACCTCGAACGGGGCGTCGGGGTCCAAATCCTCAATCTCAACACCCATGTTGCCAAGACCTTGGTGGTACTCAAGGAAGCTGGTTTTGAAGTCAATATGCATGGTTCCGAAACCGTACTTGCAGCCAAGCATTTCAGCCACCGAACGGGCGCGCTTGAGGCTGCCGTTGATCGTGATCACTTCCAACACCTCATTGCCCTTGCACGCCTTCACGTCGAACACCTCACGCTTGGGGTGCAGCAACGGCGTGGGGGTTTCCGTGAGGGCGCGCAGACCAAATCCCGAACTCTCAACCGCCCCACCCTCAAACCTCACAAGGGCGTCAAAGGTGCGTAGCTCGGCGATAACTGCGGGTTCCTCCCACTTGCTCTTGACGTACCCCCGGGAATCCTCGGTGATGCGTGTGGCCATGACCTCTTGACCCACATGGAAGCCCTCAGCCTCAACGCGCTTGGCCCACGCGTCGGCCTCGCGCTGCGCTTTCTTGCCCAGCTTGGGGGCGGGGGCTGCGGGGGTCAAGTCGTCCCACTTGAGTTTGAATTTCACGGGGGTGCCGTTCTCGCTGACAGCGTGAACAAGGGTTTTGGTCACCTTGGTGACGGTGTACACAATCGGGCTAGTTCCGTTGTGGATGCGGTCGCCCGTAGCGAATACGTGGAGGTCAAGGGGCTGTTCGGCGGTCATGGCTTTGGTCCTTTGCGTAGCTGTGGCGGGGGGTTAGGAAGCGCGGCGGTTCTTGTGGACTTGGACTTCCTGCATGTCCACGGCGTCAAGAATGGCAATCATTACAATGTCGTCCCATTCCCCATCCCGTGCTTCCACGTAGTAGGCAAGTTCGGGCTGTTCAAGCTCGCGCATTTTCGCTGCGGCGAAGGCTGCGTTTTCTTCCAGCCACGCGTCGAAAGCTTCCGTGGTGTCGTAGCCCCATTCTTTGCCTTTCTTGAGGCCGTGGCGGTAGACGTTGGAACCGCCGTTGCCGTGCTGCGTGGCCGATGCCATGCGCTTGCCGTCAGCGCTGACGAACTCCAAGTGGTAGTAGCCCGTGCTTGTGGTCTCAACGTTGGTGATGATGAATCCGGGGGTGAGTGTCATTTTCCTGGTCCTTTGCTGTGGCGGTTTCTGCGTTAGAAAGAATGTAGCACCCCACTACATTGGAATGCAACCACACTTCATGCAAGAGGACACGAAAAAGCCCCGGCGCGAGCGTGCACCGGGGCTTTCCGTGGCTTCCAACGTAACGCCCTACGTCCTCCACCTCACCTATTGGCTACCGGATCGCTGGCAACGTCTACATCATCTTTAGAGTGGTCCACGGCGTACTAATTCCGCTCGCACACTAAACGCACCTAACCGGACCAACTGGAAGCTAAAACGGCGGTTCTGAATCGGGGCCGTTCCCCCAGCCGCCAGCATTGCTAACGCCCGGGGTCGCCCACGGATCCTCGGCCGGCGCGGAACTTGCACCGCCACCAAAACCGCCTTGACTACTATATCCAGCGCCGCCGCCCTGACCGCCCTGTGACGCGCCATTACCGCCACCGAACCCGCCACCGCCACCGCCTGTCTTGGGGGTCCGGGTCACCTTCGCGTTGGCATAGCGCAAGCTCGGGCCAATCTCGTCCACCTCAAGCTCAATCACCGTGCGCTTTTGGTGTTCCTTGTCCTCGTATGACCTGGACTTGAGGCGCCCGGAAGCAATAACGCGCATGCCCTTGGTCAGGGACTCGGCCACGTTCTCGGCAGCCTCGCGCCAAATGGAGCAGCGCAAGAAAAGCGTTTCCTGATCTACCCATTCGTTCTTTTGCCTGTCGAAGGTGCGCGGGGTGCTGGCAATGGTGAAGTTTGCCACCGCGCTGCCTGACGGTGTGAACCGTAATTCAACATCGTTCGTCAGATTGCCAATCACGGTGATGGTTGTCTCACCCGCCATGGGCTTGCCTCAGCTTTCGTTTCTCGTTGTACCGGCGTTGATAAACGCGGTTGCATGTGCGGCACGTTCGCCGCCGTCCACCTCTGCCCCAAATTGTGTTTTCGGGGCTGTAAGGGTGGTTTGCGGGGCAGTGTGTTTTCTCGCTCTGGTGGTCCCCGGTGCGTCCCCGGATTGAGTTTACGGACTGGGTGACGGCTTCCAGGTGCGCCGGGTTGCAACAGGCGCGGTGCTGGCAAGGAACGTCCCGGCACTCTGCCTCATTGTGGCAAGTGTGGTCAATGACTTTGCCCTCTGGAATCGGCCCGTTCGCGAGCTCAAAAACGTGGCGGTGTGGCTTCACCAGCCGGGCGCCGTCATAGAACTGCCCGTAACCCGTATCAGGGGCTTTAGTGGCCGTCCATGGCCAGCACTCGTGGGGTTCCTTGACCTCTACCTTTTCCCAGAATCGTTCGGCGGTTGTCTTACGGGGCACTTGGCCCCCGCAGTGTGGAGCGGAGCAGTTCGTTGCTGAGGGGTTCCATGGCGTCGCAGCGTGGGCAACCGGCAGCGCCCCAGCTGCCTTCCTCATGCACGACGTCGGGGTCGTGTTCCAGTTTCTCGGCTGCCATGAGGTCTGCCCGGATCGCTGCGGGGTCGCGGGGTTCTGGCACCTCGTAAAGCACATGTGGCTTGTGTCGCTCGGGGTTCAGGTAGAGGTCTTTCATCCAGTGTTCTTGCCCCAGTAGCTTGTCAACAAAGAGGGGGCTGGCTGGTGGGTCTGTGGGGTGTTCAGCGGTCATGGCGGGGCGTCCTTTCTTTCCTCACCACGGGCTTGGGCTTGCCGGGTCCGCGGCCTTTGCGGGGTTCCAGGGGTTGGGGCTGGTAGTCGGCGGCGCGGCGTCCGGTGGTGGCGTTTTTGCGGGTGCTGGGGTCGCGATAATCAGACATGGGTGGAGTTCTTCCGGGGGTTTGAAGCTGTCAATGTGCGCTTGTTCGGCGGGGGTGATGAACCACGGCTTTACGTCGCGGTTGAAGTAGCGGCGTCTAGGCACTTTCGAGCTTCACGACGGTGGGGAACTGGCTAAAGATGGGGATGCGCCAACCCACGGTGGTGAAGCGGTAGCGCTGCCCCTCGTGGAGGGCGGCGAACAGGTCCGCGCTGTTGAAGACTCCCTGCAGGGCGTTGTCTTCAATGCGCAGTACCCCACATTCGGTGGTTTCCACCTGATACACGCGGACGCTTTGGCCGTCGTGCACGTCGGTGGTCATGTGCTTGGCTGCCACGGTGCAGTTCTGCGCTTGCTTGCTCGCGTTCTGGGTGACGGCGACGACGCCCACCAGCAGCATGGCCACGAGTAGAAAGGCACCGAACATGAGACCTTTGTTGCGGTCGTGGCGTCGCTGGTGGCGGTTGTAGTACATGCTCATTTGGTGGCCTTTCTGGCTGCGTAGAACGCTGCGTTTTCGGTTCGGAGTAGTTCGGCGCGGCGACGGCCAACACTGGGGCGTTCAGGGCGGTGCCGGTAGTAAGTGGGGGTGTGCCGTTCCGTGCTGACCTGTTGGAGCAACGCCAAGCGTTCGCGTTCCAGGTCGGCGCGGATAGCGGCTATGTGGTCACTCATAGGTGCTGTCCAAGTGGGTTATCTGGTAGATGAACCGGGCGTAACCGGGCATCCCGGACAGCGTGGCGGTGGGCCATAGGTGGGGGCCAATAACTATGCCCTCGTGGTCGTTGATTGCGAGCTTGGCGTCGATGAAGCCGTCCACATGGGCTTTGCTGGTGGGGTAGTAATTCATGGTGTCCCGGTCCCGGGATTTGTTCGGGAATTGCACGGTCACGTTGATGTGGCAGCGCTCAAAGTACGGGTTGCGGCCTTTGTGCTTTTCGCGCATGAGCCAGCCGCCGGCCTCGCGCAACGCCTTGACCTTGGGGCTGCGGGAACCCCAGTGGGCGCTCACGTTTGCGTTCAACAGGTCGGCCATGGGGACGGTGGCCACGATTGTGAGGGGCGGGTTATGCAGCAACATCGAGCATGTTCTCCATGGCGTAGTTCACGGCGTCGGTCAGCAGTTCAGGGGACCACTCGAAATCCTGGAATAACAGGGTGTCGGGCATGTCCTCTGGCACTGGGGTGTAGCCCTTGACGGCGCACGGGGCGCACACGTTCTTGACGTGGCGCCGCATTCCCTTGGTTTCCGGGGTGTGGGGTCCGCTGGTTCGTGTGGGGTGGCCGCATTTGGGGTTTAGGCAGTGCCCGTGGGGGCGTGATGGTGGGCGTCCTCCGGACATGGGTTCAGAACTGGGTGGCGGGGTCAAGGACGGCGGCGACGGCCAGCAGCCGGGTGCGCAAGCTCTCGTTTTCCTTGAGGGCTTCCGTGAGGGCTTGGCGCACGTCTTCCGGGCTGAGGGGTTCCGGGTCTTCCATGGGCGCTGCGGCGTGGTCATAGTCCGGGTCTTGCAGGGTTTCCGCAGGGGCAGTCCCTACGGCCTCGTTGAAGTCTCGGCAGCCTTGGCAGCCCTCTTGGGTTTCCGGGGCTGGTGCTTCCCCCAGCGTTTCAGCGGCCATGACGTTGGTGGCGTTGATGTGGAGGGCCAGCAGCAGCCGGCGGGTCAGCATGGCCACGTTCTGGGTGGTGTTGTCGCCCGCCTGGAACGCCTCTACGATCTCTTGGGCGTCGGCAAGTTCCTGTTCGGTGGCGGCGCCGCCCGTGAGCTCAAACATCATGGCCGGGAGGTCACCGTGGGGGACCTGGAACACGCCCAAGGTGCTGCCGGTCTTGAGTGACCTGATCTTGAGCCGAACGCCCCGGGGTGCTTTGGCGTCAATGGCCAATTCCCGGTTCTCGTTTCTGAATGTGGCGTACTGGACAAGCGGCTTGCTCATAGCTGTGGCTCTTTCTCGTAGAGGTTTTCCCATTCATCATGGGGGCGGCATTCCAGCCCCATTTTCAGGGCTAGTCGGTGTTCGATTCGTGCGCCGTTCGATTCCTCCCAGTTGGGCAGCAAAGCCAGCCCGTCAGCCCGGGAAACGTCGTACAGTCCACGTCTCAAATAGTCGTTATATTCCAAACCTAACGGCTGCCGTGCCGGATTTAACACGTAGTAGCCGCGGCGGCGTAATTCGTCGGTGACGGCATGGAATTGGGGGCGGTTGAACTCTGGTAGCCCGGTCATGGGTCCGGCAACATACAGCACCATGCGTATGTTGCCGGACTCGTCCCGGGGCCATGTGTCAGTGTGCACGGGGAATGTACTTGTAACGGCTCACCAGCCCTGTTTTGCGGTCCCTGACCACGAATTCAGTCCATGGGTAGCTACGGCGCACCATGGTCATGTAGTCGTCCGCTTGGTATGCCTCGTGGAACCGTTTTTGATCGTTGGGGGCGTATTCGGCGGGGTGGAATGACTGGACAACGTAACGGCGGCGGCGAAAGAGCTTGATCATGGGTTTCCTCCAAGAATTTGTTGGGCAAGGGCACGGGCGCGCCCGGTGTCTGGGGTGGCGTTTCTGGTGAGTTTCCCGTCAGGGTTCAGCATGGGTTCGGACTGATTGCGTTTGATCCCAAGGGTTTCCATGATCACCGGGTCGCTGCCGTCCTCGGTGGTCAGGTAGTAAGCCACGGTGGGTTCCACCTGTGTGAGGTCGACGGCGGGGTCTGCGGGGTCGCGGTCCAGCCGGCCGATGCCCTGCAAGTGCACTTGAGGGGACCAGTCCAGTTCCCCGAACACGCACACCTTGGATGCTTCCTGCAGCCCGTCCACGCCGCTGCCAGATCGCAAGGACATAATCAGAATCCGGGCGTCACCCTTGATGAACTCAGCGGCCGCAGCATCCTTTTGCGCGGCGGACTCGCTGCCCGTATACATGACGGGCTGGAACTCGTTCAGCAAGTCCATCCAAATGTCATAGACGGCACGGTGCCAACCGAACAGCACCACCTTGTTCTCAGACTCAAGCAACAGGCGCACAAACTCGGCCACATACGGGGCTTTGCCAATGCCGGTGGCCTCGCGGAGCTTCCAGTCCAGTTCCCCGGCTGCCTTCAAGCGCTCAAAGCTGGTGGTGTTCGCTGAAAGGATCAGTTCCGCCATGGCCCGGGCGTCGCCCTTCACCTTGTCCAGGGCTTCCGGGTCGCTCTCTACGGTCACGGGAACGGTCACATGGGGCGGAAGCTCACGGCCCACGTCCTTGCGGTTCCTGCCCAGCATCAAACCTTGCTCGCGTAGGTAACTACCCAGCGCGGCGGGATCCTTGATCAGGGTCTTGCCGTTGTAGTTGACCGAACCCCATTCGCGGGTGAACTCGTCACTCGTGCCCAGTTCCCCGGGCGCGAGAATGTCCATAATGTTCCAGATTTCGCCGCCGTAGTTGTAAATCGGGGTGGCGGTCAGCCCCAGCCGGTAGGTGGCGTCTTCGCAGAGCATGCCAGCGGCGTGGCCCTTGCGGGTGGTCTTGCCTGTTCGGAGGTCTTGCACTTCATCAAAGATGATGCTGCGGAAGTTCCCCGCCAAGTAGTCAGCCCATCCGGCCAGCTTGGAATAGGGCACGATCATGACGTCGGGCATGTCGTCGGGCGTCCAACCTTCCGGGGGTGCGCCTTTCTTGGCTATCTGGACACTGAGGAACGGGAACGATTCCTGCGCCTCTAACGCCCAACGGCCCGGGAGGTGCGCCGGCGGGACCACGAGCATGGGCAGGGCGTCCTCATGGGTGCCGTTGAGCAACCCCGTGTAGGTCTTGCCCAAGCCCCGGGAGTCGGTCAGCAGCAACCGGCCAGTTGAGCGCAACAGGTCCACGGCGGTTAGCTGGTAATCACGCGGGGCTTTGGCTGGCTCGCGCGGGAGCTCAAGACGGCGTTCCCCGGCAATGACTCGCTGGATGGTTTCCTCACGGCGTCGGTGCGCCCTCGCGCCAAGGTAGATACGTTCCGCCGTCGCCTGATTGGCTGGGACCATGGGCCAGCGCTCAAGAATCCATTCCAGGTCGCGGGTTACGTCCAGTGAGTCCCAGATTTCCACGGTTCCGGCTGTGGTCCAGCGGACACGGGCAAAGATGCGCTTCACACGGGAAGCGACGGCGGGTTCCATGCGTAGGGTCCACTTGCCGCGCTTGCCGTGGTCTGTGTATTCGTACCAGCCATAGGTCCGGGTTGTGGGTACGGGCAATTCGAGTTGAGCGAGACTCAAAACGCACCCCGCAGCAAGTGGGTCAGGATCGGCACGCCGTTGGATTGGAGCGGGACGTTTTGGGCGTGCCCGGGCTTGGTGGTGACCACCAACAGGGCTTTGATTTCGGGGGCGTGGCTGTAGCGCATGACCTGACGGGTGAGTTGCTGCCAAGACCCCTTTACCTTGACCTCAACACCAAGGTGTTCACCCACCATGAGGTCTATACGCCCAAGGCCACCGGACAGGGCCACCTCGCGGGTGACCTCTAGCCCAGCGGCCTTGAGGGATTCAGCTATTGATTCTTGTAGTTCGTCCTCGTTGTTCCAGGTGTGTGACTTGAGGGCGATAATCGCGGCAACGTCAGCGAGTGTTTGCAAGGTGGTCATATTCCCACCGTAAGCACTCGCGTGCCTGTTTTAGTCGCGTGGTGTCCAGCGTCCCGGCTCGGTCCCGGGCAGGTAGCTGGTTATGTCCCGGAACGCTCGCTGTTCGGCGTCGATGGGGTCTTCCGGGACGTGCGGCGGGAACATGATATTGAGGCAGACACGGGAGTCCTCAAGCACTGCCGTGACCGTCGCCGGTACTGGCTGCGCGCCCCACGTTTTTGGCTGGTACAGCACCATGTCGCCCACTCGCGGGTTCGGCGGCTGGCTGTGGTCCAACGGGGCGTTGGCTGGGTCCAGGTTTTCGGTCATTCTCTCGTTCTCTCTTTCGTTTGATGATGCGGTTTACAAGGGCTATGCCAACCGGGTCTTGGTAAGGGTTCGTGACGGGCCGGGGTCCGGGCTTGGGAATCACAACACGTCAAAGTTGAACGGCCCGGGCTTATCGCGTAAGACGCTTGCAGCGGCGTGGGCATAGATGATGAAGTCCACGCTGATATGGCCGGGGTCAAAGCCCATGCGCACACTGATGGGGTCAGCGACAGGCGGGGGCGCGGTCATGGTTGCGTGGTTCGCTTTGTAGCTGCCGTAATTGGTTTCAATGAGCAGCCATGTAACGCCTTGTTCGTCAATCTCAATATCGGGCTTCATGCGGTGCCCTTGGACGGGTTCCGGGGTGTAGACCTCAGTTGCCATTAGCGGCGCCCTTGTCTCGCTCGAACATGCCTGTGAGCTCGCCCATTGCTGCGCATTCCTCGCAGTACCAAACCCGGTTGTTTCGGGCCGGGTTCCAATGGTTGATGAACAGCCCACCCACGGGCGCGGGAATCTCTTTGCCCTCATGGATGGTGGAGGGGCAGAACGCTTGCCCGGTCTTGCCGTCCAGGAACGCCGGGAGGACTTCCAGCACGGCGTCCCGCATGCTAATGCCCATCTTTTGGGCAATCATGTGGGAGGGCATGTCCGGGTAGCGGGTCAGGGTCGCCTCGGTGATCGTTGCTGTGTGGGTAACCCCGAACCTTTCAGTGGACCGGCGCACCACAGTGCCGTTGTCGTCCACTTCCTCAAAGGACAGTGACAGGTTGATTTTTACCCGGCGTTCGTCACGCATTGGTGGGTTCCTCTATTCCGCAAAAGATGCATTGGCCGGCTTGGAAGAATGACTTGTCTTCATCGGTCACGGGGAACGCGTGGCCTCTGGTGGTGTCGTCGCATGCCGCATATTGGAAGTTCCCAATGTTCCAGCGCACATACTTGTGCTTTGCCTCGGTCTTGATGAAATTGGGGATTTCTTCCGGCTTCCAGTCCGCCCAACGGTGCTGGGGCCAATCCTCAATGCAGTGCCCCCATGGGTCCACCGTGGCGCACCCGTAACTGTTGGCCCGGACAACACCCCGGGTTTCGCCACAGTGCAAGCATTCCCGGGAGTCCTCAACGGTCTTGTGGCGGCTACCGGAGACCATTGGCCAGCCCGTCAGCAAGGTGCTTGAGGGTCACACGGACCTCTTGACGCGCCAACCGCATGCTTGGAATGTTGAAATCAAGCATGACGTTTTCGGCCACGGCGTCCAGCAGTTCAGCGGTCGGATAAAGGGCTGACTTGTGCTTTTCCGCCAGTTCCTCGGTTTTCTCGCCAAGGTCATGGTGGGAATGACTCCACAGCGGCTTGGGTGGGCCGTTGACGGCGTTGGCCACCCGGGTGAGGGTTTCACTGTGACGCTGGAACAGCCAGTGCGTTGAGTCGCGTTCGTCCGCGTCTTCCGGGGGCAGCGGGTAGCGTTCCAGGATCGCGCGGAGCTCTCCCGCTACCTCAGACATGCTTGGCGCGACGGCGGCGCCGTCCAAGCGTTCCGCCAGTTCCTCAATGGCCTTGACAAGGTGCAAGCTCATTCGGCCACCTCAACCCATTTGCCAGCCAGCACCCCGGGCGCGCGCATGTAGACGGGCAGCCCTTCCGCCTTGGCTATGCGGCGCGCGTCGGCTTCCGGCTTGACCACGATTTCATGGGGGCGCAATGCACTGACCGGCACGCCGTAATCCACCACGGTGCCGTCCTTGTGCAGCCATTGGGCCAGCAGCCCCATAAGCTCGTGGGCTTTCTGCCCGGTTGGTTCCATATCGAATACGCGCGCCTTTTGGGCAATGAGGGTGGCTGTGTTCCGCAGGAACTGTTCCCGTAGAGCTGACTTGACCTCGACGGATCCCCACTCAGCCAGGAACAGCGGCCCGGGTCCGTAGGGGTCGCGTTTCGAGTCGCCTACTTGGCGTAGGCCGTTCTTGAGGCTGAACCGGCGCCCGTCGTTCAGGATCACTTGGGTTTTGGTCAGGCGCTCCACATAGCCTTTGTCCACGCTTGTGCCGGGGCCGTAGCGGGTGCGCTGGCAGACGGCGACGGTGCCGCCCTCTTTGACCCATTCCGGGGCGGCTGCCCCGTCGGTGTATGTCTCGGTAACTGGCATGATTTGCCCTTTCGTTGTGGCTTATACCCTCAGCGTATTGCGGGGCGTGCCTGTTTCTCAGACTTGGAATAGGGCCACTTCAATGGGCTTTTCGAGTCGCTGCCGGATCAAGGGCAGGTAGTCGGCTTCCCGCTCAATGGCTATGCACTGCATGCCTTCCATTACGGCTGCCTCGGCTGTGGTGCCGCTGCCGGCGAAGGGTTCCAGGATGATGCCCCCGGGAGGGGTGATAAGCCGGATGCACCAGCGCATGAGGTCCAGCGGCTTCACGGTGGGGTGGGATACGCCGTCGACTTTGGGGCGTTCGGATGCTGGGGCTTTGGCCTCGTACTTGAAGACGGGGAAGAATTGGGCGGCGTCGCGTTCTTGCTGGTTGAGCAGTTCCGCGGTGAAGTCGTCCAGCAGCACATTGGTGGGCCAGCGCCCGGAAACGGTGGATTCGGTGCCCTCGCACTCGGTCACGGTGTCGCGGTAGCCCTGTTCCACGCGGGTGACGGCTGACAGGCTGGACGCGCTGCCGCCTTTGTTGGTGCGCAGTTCGTCGCCCACACGGGTGGCGGCAATGTTCATGCCCCCGGTGCCGTGCTTGATCACGTTGGCCGCAGTGGTCAGGCGCATGGGTTTGCGGCCCACAACCATGGGTTCAAAGGACGGCTTCAACGTCGTGCCCCAGCCCTCCCATTGCTTGGCTGCGTCACTGGATGCGGTGGTCACGTCCACGGTCTTGGTGGTGCTGCCAGTGGATTGCAGCCAGCCCAAAGCGTCGCCGGTCTCGCGGGTGCCCACAACCTCGCGCTCAAGCCATGCCTTGCCCGGGGTGCCCTTGGCGCCGTTGAGCTCAAAAATGAGTTCCTGGATTTCGGCCGGCACGTCCTCAGCCTCAACCCCAAGGGTGGCCAGCACGCGGGGGATTTGCTCCATGGTGGGAATCTGGCTGCGGTGTTCCAGCCGGGAGAGCCACCAGCCGCCCATGTCGCTGGTGCCCATGGCAACGTCCAGCATGCGCCGGGTGATGTTGTTGGCGTCGGCTTGGTCAGCCAGCCACGAGGTGACTTTGAGCTTGTCCGCTGACTCGTGGCGCATTTTGTCGATTGCTTTGGAAATGTCCATGGATTTCGGGAACCCGGATCCGTAGAGCCATGCGATTGAGTCCCGGATTTCAAACCCGGCATCTTCCACGGCGCTTGCGAGCCTGTGCCATGTGCGGGAACCGCCGAACGCAAGAATGTGGCCACCGGGCTTGAGGACACGGAAGCACTCGCGCGTCCACTCAAGGCACCATTCCCCAAACGCTTGGTTTGCGGTCAAGGTCTGGTTGTAGCGTCCAGCCTCGGTGCTTGCGGACTGGTAACCGCCGTTCGGTCCACCCACGCCGTCCGGCATGGGCGCGGACTCGCGGCGCTTGCGGGTCATTTCCTCAATGTCTTCGCCGTCCCATGCCTTGCCCATGAACCGAATTCCATAGGGCGGGTCTGTGACGACGGCGTCGACGCTGTTGTCCGGCAAGGTCTTGAGTACGTCCACGCAGTCGCCGTGCCACAGCTTCACGTTGCTGTCCTCGTAGTGGAGTTCGGGCGCTGGCATTTCCACGGCGTTGGCGATTTCCAGCGCCTCAGCGACGGCGGCGGTTTCCTCGGCGGTCAGTTCAGTGGTCACGTTTTCCTCTGGTTGGTGATTTTGTTTGCAGCTATCACGGATCATGTCCAGTTGCCGGCGTTGCAGGTCGCGGGTGTCCTGGATTTGTGAGCGGCGCGTTTCTGCGCTGCGTTCCGGGTTGTTCAGGGTTATCCACCCTTTTGCCGGTTTCTTGTACTCAAGCCACCCGTCATAGAGGACTTGGCAGGGTTCGCAAAGGGTCATAAGTTCAGTCTTTCAGCGCGCGTGCCTGTTTTTGTGTAAAGCGGAAGCCCCCGCCGAAATGACGGGGGCTTTCGGTTACTCGCGGACGCGTTCCAGGATGCGGCCTTTGACCTTGGCCATGTCTTGGGGATCCCGGTAGGGGTCCACATGGGTGATTTTGGCGACTATGTGCCCTAGCTTGGTCTGCCAAATCATGCGGTCACCGGGCTGTGGCCGTGGCGTGGATATGGTCCAGCCAGTGAACTTGCCACGCTTCCACTTGCCCGGGTTTTTCTTGGTGGGGACACCATGCACGCTGAAATTGTGGCCCCAGTACGTCTCGCGGAAATCGAACGTGCGCGGCTCGCGCTTGGCCTTCATGCGGCCAGTCCGTAGGCTCGCACAAACATGCTCAACAGGTGGTGAATGGCTACCTCGGCTTGCTGTGGGCAGACGCCGTTACCAAGGGCTTTGAGCATGGCTGACCGGGGAATGTCCACCCCGGTGACGTGCCCGTGGTTCAGCCCCATCATCCACTCCACAAAGGCCGGGTTCAGGCGTTGCGCGCCGTCGCGGCCGGCTGCCGTCGTCGGCGGCGGGGCCATGCGGCCACTGATACGTTCCCAGCGTCGAATGGCCGGGGCGTAGGCACCCCAGTTGATTTCTGAGGGGTCTTTCTCGGTCATTTCGACGGCAAGCCCGGGCAAGAGCTTTTCGTCGGAACGGTCGCCGCCTCGCTGCGCGTTGCCACCTGTTGCGTTGCCCACGGTCGGGGTGGGCAGAATCTTGCCGCCCGTCTCAATGAGGCCATGGTCAGCTATGACCTGCAAGCTGGTTACTTGCGTGCGCCCGGGTTTCTTCCGTAGGTGTTCTTCCGGGGTGTTGCCGCTGTCGTTGGCTGCCGGGGTGGGCAACAGGTGGCCAATGGCTGGCAGGGCGTAGTCCCCGGAGCTTCCGCGCTGGTTGGGTCCGCCCTTTTCCCCGTCGCTTCCCTTGGGTGTCGGGAAAATGGGGGTGTTCCCGTTTGGCACGAACAAGTCAGTGAGGGTGTCCCCAGCATGAATGCCGGTAGGGGGAATCTTGTTACGGTTCGCCGTTGAGTTCCGGGCTTGCTTGGCGTCGCCACACATGGGGGTAGGCAAGAGCCCGGTAATGGCTCGCAGTTGCACGGTCTCCCGGTTGGCGTCTGCAGGGCCAGTTCCCTTACTGTCTGAGGCAATGGGGGTGGGCAGTAGGTCCGTGACCACATGATTGAGCGGCGGCGTGTTCCTGGCACCTTGGGACGGCCCCGACTTGGTTTCCTGCGTCGTGGGCGTCGGCAGCAGCTTGCCCGTGTCCTCTGAGGGGTCTAGCCCCATGATGGTGACCACCTGATTGGTGAGGAACAGCTGCCCGGTGGATAGGCGACGCTCAACGCCCATGGTGTTGGACGGCTTGACGCCCTCAGCGGCAACAGGTGTGAGCAGCAGGGAGGATTCCGGGACTTCCTCCACGGACTCGTTATGCAGAATGTGCATTGCCGTGGTGAGGTCATGGCCACCGCTTCCGGCCCTGTTGGCTCGCGCGTAGTCCGGCCCGGAACTGGCAAGCTTCGCTTCCGGCGTGGGAATCAGCTTGTCAGGCTGCGGGGCTGAGGAGGTCGCGCCGGATTCCAAGGCCGAAGACGCGGAAACGCCCATGGGGGGCGCCCACGTCGGCAGCGCGTAGGCCACACCATTGCGCGTCATACCCTGCATCGGCCAAGTCTCCGAGAACGGTTCCGAGTGCTCGCTGAATAGGTCCATCTGATTCGTCTCCCATAGTCCCCTCTCGCTGTTCCAGGAGGCCAGAAATTCGGTCTTCAAGGGTGTTGAACTCAGCGTGGGCAGCGGCGTCATAGAGGGTGTCCAATTCTGTGTGGAGGATTTCGCGGCGGTTGGTCAGTTCTTCAATTTCGGCGTCCAGTGCCAGCGTTTCGGGGGTGCTTTCCATTTCCCGGACTGACTTGGCGGACAGGATGCCCCGGACGTTCTCGAATAGTACGAACTCGGGCTGCAGGGCCACGATTCCTTTGAGGAAGTGGAACCACAGACCGGAGCGGGTGTCGGAGTTCAAGCCCTTGCGCAGACCGGCAAGGCTTACGTCCTGACACGGGAACCCGCCGCCCATGATGTTGGGCCGTCCCATGAGTGCCCAATTGATCTTGGTTACGTCGCCGTGGTTGATCACGTTGGGCCAGTGGTGGGCAAGGATTTTGGACGGGGCGGCGTCGAACTCACTAAGCCAAAGGGTGTGGGCGCCGAATGCGCGTTCGATTGCTTGGGCTAAGCCGCCGTATCCGGCGAACAGTTCGGCGCTGGTCAGTTGCGCCGGGAGGGTGTGCCCGTTCGCTTCAATGAGCGCCCGGACTTCCTCAATGGTGTTGTGCAAGGGGTTCATATTCTCATTGTCCGCGGTGCCGTGCCTGTTTTTGCTTAGGGCTCGCGGGGGAACGTGTAAGAAAGCTTTACAGGTTGCCGGGACGTGTAAGAAATCGGGCTGTTTCTTTGCATGTCGGGCACCAAAAAGCCCCCGGGTTGCCGCCGGGGGCTTTTCGTTTCATCCGATCTAAAGGACGGGGCTAGCCTAACACGGGGTCATGCGCCCACGCGCCTTGGTAGTCCTCATGGTCTTGGTAGGGCTGCCCAAGCCACTTGAGCGTGTCACATGGCCACGGGTTTGGCCTGTCGTCCACGTCGCCGCATGTGGTGCAGACAAGCCCGTTGGTGCGTTCCCAGCCGTGCCAGCCGTGTCCGCCGTCCTCGGCTGTGTGCATGGCCAGAATGCCGCGTTTGGCGTGCACCTCAGCCAAGACCCTCACCGGGTTCCAGGTGTTCACTACCTTGGTTTGGTGTTCGTCCGCGAAGCTCTCCCATCCGAACACGTCCATGCTGTAGTCATGGTCTGCGTCCTTGGGGATGGGTTCGCCGTTTTTGATCTTGAGGGCGTTTGTGGCGTCCGCCTGTTCCTCGGCAAACCGGACCGCCAGGAACTCCACGAGTGGGTGCGTCACAGCCACACGCCCCGGGCGCCGTTCTCACGGATGCTTGCTGCGGCGGCGTTCATGACCTGATTGGCGGCGGCGTCAGCACTGATGAAGCTGCCGGGGGAAAGCTCCACTTTGATGGTGCCCGGGGGCGTGGGCGGGTCAATGATTACGCCGCCCCGGGCTTCCTTGGGTTCGGCGGCGGGGGTGGTGATCACGTCCGGTTTTGCGCTGCCGGCGCTCACGTCAAAGGCCACTTCCAGGTTGAGCTTTGCGGCTTCCTCCCGGATTTCGTCCTCGGTTTTGTCCCGCCCGTCAGCGGTCACAAGGGCCACGCGTGGGGTGTCTCCCGTTTCCTTGCAGCGGTCGTTCCACGCCTCAATGAACATGTCATAGACGCCGTTCTTGCTCATGTTCGTGGCGGCGGCGTAGTAGTCCACTGTGAAGTCTGCGGCCTCGCTGTGGCCCTTGCCTTTACGTTCGCCGTCGAACAGGCGCATGAGCCGGCGCTTGTGTTCCTCCCGGGGCACGCTGGGGTCCATGAACTTGGGCGTGTAGTCCTCGCGATTCGCTACCGGCACCCAGTCGCCGCCCTCGCGGTCTTTCCAGTCCTTGAGGGCTTCCGCATATTCGGGGTCTTTGCGAAAGTCGGCATTGGGCGGGTTCTCCATGTCGAGTTCCACAACGTCCCCGGCCTTTGCGTCGTGCTTGGTTCGTCCCAGCACGCGGGTGACCTCGAAGCCTTCCGGCTCAAGCTTCACGGCGTCCCCGGCCTCGGCGTCGGTTCCCCACCGGATTCTGTTGGCGTGGTCCCGGGCTTTGGCGCGTTCCTTGGCGTTGTGTTCCCGGTTCGCTTCCATGCGTTCCAGGCGCTCGGCTTCCTCAGCCTCTTTGGCAATGGCACGCGCGGCCACCCGCTCGCACAAAGCGATAAGCTCGGCGGACATTGCGCGCCACTGTTCCTGTTTGACGCGACGCAGCAAGATGGGGTTCCTAACGGGCTTCCAACCATTGCGCTTGAGCCGGTGGATACGCCCGTGGGGGCATGTGTAGAACGAACCCTTGGGGGCGTCCGGCAGGAAGTGTTCGGCCAGTCCTATGCAGTTCATTTGGTGGTGTCCTGTTCCTTGAGATTGTCGAGTTTGGCCCGGATTCCGGGCAGCAGGGATGGGTCACCCTTTCGGGCGTCGGGGTTGAGGGCGCCCACGATCACGGACGCGACGTCGTACCAGCCGTGTGGGCCGCGCACGTCCACCGCCTCGCCCTCGTGGTCCTGATGGTGGAGCAAGTCCCGCACCAGCCCCTCCAATGCCTCGCGCTGGATCGGGGTCGGGGACCGGAAAGGGGCGATTTCCCGGGGGTCAATGCCCAGGAACCCCAGCATGTGCCGGATATTGTGCCCGAACGTTTCGGGCCGTTCCCGCATGCCTTTGTTGAAGCCAATACAGCCTTTGCGGGACATGCCCCCGGTCACTTGGGCGTAGTAGAGGCTCGCAATGTGGTATTCCGTGACCAGCAACGCCACAGCGCTGGTGTTCTCGGGCTCAAGCTCAACTTGCCGGTAGTAGGCCATGGCCCGGGCTGCGTGGTAGCCCATGGCAGCCTTGTGCGGATCGAACGGCATCCACCTGTTGTTGCTGCCCTCCACGAATGGATCGGGCACTACGTCGCCGGCGGGTCGGGGGTCAAAGTCGCGCACGTTCATTTTGGTTGTTGTCCGCAGTTCGTGCATGGGGTTTGCATTTCCACCACGGCAATGGAGCGGTAGACCATGTACTTGAGCGCTTGGTCCTGAGTGAAGCCGGCGGAAGTCATGGCCAGCATGACTTCCTGCATGGCTATGGCGTCGGCCAGCATTGCACTTGTGCCGGGGTCTGGTAAGTCGGGGTTCTGGTTGCTCATATTCTCAGTCTCGCCCCTCGCGTGCCTGTTTTTCGTCGTCCCAGCCCAACACGGGGTGTTTTTTGAGTTCCTGGGTTTCGGCTTTGACCGATTGAGAAATGCCCACAACCCCGGCAATGATCCCACCGACGACGGCCAGCCATGCCAGCCCACCGAACCGCCCGTCGCCGGTCCAGATTTGCGCGCCGAACAGCAGCAAAGCCACCGCAGCCAAGGCCAAGCACCAATATTTTCCTTGTTTCACCAGTCGATCCAATCGCCAAAGTTGTCTATTTCGGTTTCCCGTAGGGCCGCTTTCCACTTGTCCGCGGCTTCCTGTTCTTCCTTGGTAACCGTGGCCACATGTCCAGCTATGTGGCCACGGTGGTCTCTTAGGAGCTCAATCCGTGGCATAGGTGCCGCCCCATGGGCCACAGGCGGGGCACCACACCCGGATATGGGCGCCCGGGTCGCCACTGTCCTTGGTGCTGGTGGTGGTGACCGTCCAGCGGCTCAATTCCGTGTTTACGGCAGTCCAAGGGGTGAAGTTCCCACAGCCACCATGGCATAGGAGGTCACCCGCCCCGGGTTCTGCTTTGGGTTCCGGGTGGTCTTGCAGCCATGTCTTGGCGACTTGCTGGGGGCATTGGTCGTCAGGCTTGAGGTCAAGGTAAAGATGGGTTTGGCAGCCGCCGTTCATGTCCCGTTGGCACGGGTCAGGGTCCGTGATTTCAGCAATGACGGGCCGCACTTCCTCCACGCGCACCATGTCGCCAGGGGTCTTGCTGTAGCCCTTGGCAATGAGAGCGCGCGCAATATTGAACGCGTAGGCAGTGTGGTGAACCCCGGAAGATGCCCAGAGTTCTTCCGGGGTGCCCTTGAAACTGTCATTGTCTGCGGTGAAGATTTCAAAGGCCAGTTCAAAAACGGCCGGCTCAAGGTCCGGGTCAGTCATGGGGCGGTTATCCATTGTCGCTGTCCTTTGGTTGCAGGAATCCGGGGGTAAGTGTTGGGAGTTGATACGCGCCTTGGCGGGTAGTGCAGTTTTGGGCGTGGTCCTCGAAGGTGAGAATCATGTTGTGGCAGTTGACGCACGCCGGGAGGTTCAGGGCGTCGGACCCCTTGCGTGCCGGGGGCGGGTCTTGAACTACCCAGCCCCCGGTCCCAAGGATCGCGCCGGGGACAGGCGGCGGGGCCATGGTGCCGTCTGGTTGCATCACCTCAACGTGGCCCCAAGGGTTGCCCCTCACCATGTCCTTGACGCGTTCCCGTAGCTGGTCCCACTGTTCCGGCGTTGGGCTGTTGTCCCTTCCCGTGAAGCGTTCGGCGGATGGTTGCGGGGTTATGTGCCCGATGGGTTCCCTTTGGTCAGCCTGGAACACCATAACGGTGCCTTGTGGGGCGTTGGCGTCCCAAATGGCGGGGAATCCGCCCACAGTGTCAGCGAGCCTTTCCACCTTGGCGTTGAAAAGCAGGTCGGCCATGTGGCTGTCCAGCCTTTCGGGGTCCATGTCCTCTGGAACGTCGAACGTCACGAGGTATTGCCGTTTAGTCATTGGCGCGTTCTCCCACGAGGTAGGCGAATTGTTCGGCGTGTTCCATGGCGTCTTGCAGTTGGGTGGCGGCGTTGGCTGCCTCGGCGGCACGGCACATGAGGTTCACGCCGTCGCTGCCGGGGTAGCGGCGCAAGTCAGCTATGGCGCGTTCCAGGTTGGCGAGGGTGTCCTCAAGCTTGCCCTTGCGGTATTCCAGATAGTTCTTGGCGCTACTTGCCAGCGTCACAACCGGGTCGCGGGGCTTGTCCTCGGGAATGACCACTTGCGGGGGTGGCATGGAAATGGCCACCTGTTCGGCAAGGGCGTTGATAAGTTGCTTGGCCTCTGGGGGCACGGAAAGGGACCAATTGGGATCCCCAAGGGTTCGGGCGTGGTTGATCAGTTCAGCGCGGGGGTTGCGTCGGGGTTTCTGTGTTTCGGTCATATCCCCAACGTATCTAGGCGCGTGCCTGTTTTTCCCTCCACTCCAAAAGTGGGCATGGGCGGCAATCCTTGTGGCGTGCACACAGGGCGTACTCGAAAGCGAACCGGCAGGGTTCCTCAACGAGTGTGGCGCACTCGTGGCACTTGGTCAGGTGGGTTACGCGGTGCTTTGCCATGGTCAACCTCTTTGTTTGCTGGTGGGTTGACGGTACGCAAAAGCCCCGCGACACTGTGGGATGCGTCACGGGGCTTTTGGTGGGGTTAGCCGGCGGGGGCGGGTTCGACGTCCGGTTCGTCCTCGGGGGTCAGTCCGGGGATGCCCTCGCTGACTACCTGCATGTTGGTGAACTCTTTCAGGATCGTGGCCTCGGTGATCCACCCGTAAGTTCGGCTGAACCAGCCTGAATCCTCAATGCGGGTGAAGCGTGCCAGCGGCACTTTCCCGTCTTTCATGGCGCCGTCTGCGGTGATCACGGCGGCGTGGTTCTTGGGGAACTCGAAGGGCGGCAAGGGTGGGTTGTCAATGTAGTTGGCAAGTGCCAACAGGTAGATTGCGCGAGTCCTCAGCGTGGATGGGTCCGTGGCAACACTGGTCTTTATGGTGCCTTCCGCAGCGCTAAGGGTTACGCCGTCGCGGGTTACCTCCACGTTGTCTATTTCGGCTTGGGTGATTGGTGCAATGGTCATGATTTACCCCTTTCCAGGGTCTTGGCTTGGTGGTGTTCACGATACGCACGGGCAGCGAACAGGACGGCATGGCAGCACCACAGGAAGTGGTGGCCGTAGTCCTCGAAATCCTCATATCCGTGGGTGTCGAAGCTGAACCCGTCCACGGACTCGGCCCGGAACGTTTGGAGGGCGTCCACGGCGCCGTTGAGGTGGTGAACGTCTGCATAGTCGTCCAGGGGGCCGGTGGCGCGGATTTCCTCCCACAGTGCCCGGGCTTGCTCGGGCGTGTAGTCCTCCCGGGCGTGCCAGAAATCATGCAGAACGCTTGCTTTGAACCTATCAAAGCTGTATTCCCTCACGGCGCTGTGCACGTCTTCGGCAAGCACCTTTTCGGCCCAATAGCTGGGGTTCACGTTGCGGTGGAAGAAATCCCGGAGCATGTCCTGTTCCCGGGCGAACATGTAGTCGCCCATGTCGCCCCTGATGGTGAGTTGCCCGGGGCTGGTGATGATGTCAAACCAGCAGAAATTACCACCACGGGGCCGGAACGTCAGGTAACGGTGAAGCCCGGAATCGTGCACAAGGGTGAGGGTTCCGCCGGCCACGTCAGCGTTGAATCCCCTCAGCATTTCCTCGCGCTGCGTGCTGTGGGCTGCCAGCGGCTCGGTCTTGAGCTCAACAGGTGCACCCGTCATGGCCTTGCTGATTTCCTCAGCCTGATGGGCGCGGAACAAGTCCCCGGCTGGCTCACTTAGGCCAACGTCGTCATGCTTCCAATCACAGCCCGGGCCGGTGCAAGTAACCCGGTTCATGATCATGCTGAACTGCCATTCAGGGTGAGCTTTGAGGACTTCCAGGGCGGTGGTCATTCGGTGCCTTCCTCGAATGCGTAGGGGCTTGTGTCACCGTCGTTGGCGTCCCAGCCTTCATGCCATACCCGGTCAAGGATTGCCTGTTGTTCGGTTGCCTTGTCAGGGTTCTGGAAGCTGTCACGCAAGTGGGTGGCCACAATGTTGGCTTGGTGGCCGGTGAATAGCTCGCGCGCATCCTCGGCACTAAGTGCGTAGGTGTGCCAGCCGCCCGGGCAGCCCACGCAACTGATTTTGTGGGATTTGGTGCCGTTGCCGGTCAGGTCTTCACCGCGTCCCATGGTCCATGCTTCATGGGCGCGCAAGGCTGCGTAGGCGGCGTGGAACGCGTAGAAGTAAGTCCAGGATTCCAGCCCTGTTGAGGTCAACATGATTTCCTCAATGTCGGAAACCCTCAGTTCGGCCGGCTCGCCCTTGGGGTCTGTGTAGCTGACGTGAATGGAGTTGCCCAAGTCGCGGGTTTGCGTCTTGCGTTGGCGTAGGTACTCGTTGATGCGTTGGCGTGCTGTGGCGAATTCAGGCATGGCTATTCTTCCTCGTGGTCTATCGGGCAGTCTTGGCAGTCGTTGGGGCTGCCGTCAACGTCCACATGGGCGCTTGCTGGCTCGCTGTCAGGGTTCACTTGGTAGCCGTTGTGGTCCAAGACGTGGGCCACCCACCGGGCAACGTCGAAGGGTGCCAGCCCTTGGAACTTGGCGTCCGATATTGCGCCTTCAATGAGTCGGGCAAGGTCGGCAAGGGGGTGTTCCCGTCCGCCCTCGAAGATCGCCCGGGCAGTTGCCTTGATGCTCTTGGGGTCAGTGAGTGAGCTCATGGTTATTTGTCCTCCACAAAGGTCATGATTATGTGGCCCTTGGTTTTGCCCTCGGCGCGTGCGGCACCTGTTGCCAAGGACATGCCCAGTTTCCGGGCAGTTTCCGGGTCCATCTTGAGGAACACACCGTCGCGTTGCATGTCCAGGATTACGGACGGTTCCACGGTGTCAATGACAATGCGCGGGGTGGCTGTTTTGTGCTGGATGGGGGCCGGCTGGGGTTTCAGGTTCTTACTCATTCGGGGTGTCTTCCTTGGGGCTCAGGATGCTGTCAATGATCTTGGGAATTTTGTAGGCCACACTGTCAGCCCATGAGGAAAAGTTACGGTAGCGTTCGGCGTCCTCGCGTGCTTGCTGCCGGTCTGCCCTTGTGGTGCTGGTCGGCGGTTTGAGCGCGTCTTGTGTGAGCCGGTCAGCGGTTATGCGGAGGTCTGCGGCTTCCTGTTCCATGGTGGTCTTGATCGCGTCCACGATCAGCATGAGGGCGTGGGCGTCCCGGGCAGCGGCCACAATCTGGTGGGCTGTTTCGAGCTTCACGACGGGTGTTTCGTAGTGGGGGCCGCTCATGATTTCCAGAATGTTCATGTAGTAGCCGTCAACGTCGGCGGCGCTGCGCAGCAACACGGCGTTGATGCCCATCACGGGGTCAGGTTCTACCTTGAGGGCGCGCAATCGGCTGTTCTCAACGGACTTGGTGCGTGCCCGGATTTCGTCCAAGGGGGTCAGGTCAATGGTCATTCTGTGGCCTCTCTGCCGTCTAGTGCGTGGTGGACTATCACCCATCCAATGGTGCCGTCCTCGCGGGGTATGGGTTCGGTTCGTGGGATGCAGACACAGCCGCCGTCGTCGTCCTTGTGGTCGTGTTCCACAAGGTCGTTTTCGGGCCATACGTGCTGGGTGTTGCCTTCAATGTGGTGCCGCCATGTCATGTGCTGATTAGCCCCTGCAGGAACAGTTCGGTGGTGGTGGGGCCGTTGCCTTTGTGGAGGACTTTGGCGGGGAAACAGACGGTGTGGAATGGGCCTTGTGGTCCGGCTTGCCACCAGACCGCAACCCCCTGGGTTATGGCGGAACGGTACACGTCGCCGTCGAATGGGGGCCGTTCGTAGCCGTAGCTGTCCAGGACCACGGACCCCAGCGGGAGGGCGTCTAGCTGGTCTTGATCTTCAACGATTTCGTCAGCCATTGGGCCGGCTTTCTGGGTGTGCGGCCAGCAGCAGCGGCGCGGCCACGTCCCAGAACTCGGGGGTGGTGCCCCAGCCGGACCCGGCGTCACTGGTGACTATGTGGCCGTTGTGTGGTTCGGCGCCGCCATGCCATGTGTAGACCGTTTGGGTGGCCACACTGTAGAGCCGGGATCCCGGGTCCAGTTTCACGAGGGCCGCAATGTCAGGAATTGGGGTCATGGGGGCGGCTTGCTCAAGGAATGGGTCTACCACGTCTATGCGGACGGCGTTGGCCACTACCGGCACGATTCTGAGGCTGCGGTGGCTTCCCTCGTGGAGGTGGAGTGAGCCGTCCGCGCCCTCGCTCACGCTGATTACGGCACCTGTGCGGGTTTCAATGGTGAAGTTGCGGAGCTCGCCCAAGATTTGGACGTCAAATTTGGTGTCGCGGTGGGTCAGTTTCATGGCTGGGGGTCTTTCGTTGTGGCGGGTGCTTATATTTCCAGCGTATGGGGGCGCGTGCCTGTTTTAGCTCGCGCCCCCGAAACGGTTACCTGCTTTGCAATGTGATGCTGCCCCACAGTCTGGTGATGCGCAGAATGCCGGTGTTGGGGTCTTCCTCCACCATGAACGCGCCCGTGGCACCGTACATGTGCACTTGGGTGGCGGCGGGTACGTCCAGCCCTTCCACGGGCACGAGGTCGCCGTCCTTGACTCGTTGAATCCTCACTTGGTCCCCTTGCGTTGGAGTTTGGGCAAGAGGCCGATTTCCCGGGCTTTGGTGGTGGTCACGGGCTTTTTGCAGGACACACACCACCACTTGGGTTTGCCGCCTGTTTCGGCGCGCCCACTGAAATTCAGGCATTCATGGGCCACGAAATAGTGGAAGATCACCAGCACGTCGCCGTGGTCCGGGCCACTGTTGGTGATGTAGCGCGCCCGGTCGGTCGTCGGCGCCCACTTCCCGGCCTTGGATTCCAGCCCCATGCGCTCAACCCGGCCACCCGGGAACATTCGCTGGAACTCCAATAGGTCCGCCGCGCCGCCTTCCAGGGTGTACCCGCCCAAGTGGGTGCGGCCCTCCCACGCTTCCACGCTGCCGTTGCTGCCGGTTCGGACAATGGCAATGCCCTTGAGCTTCCCGTCGTCCATGGCGTCGTAGATGCGCCCCGCTGCGTCGTGCGCGTCCCGGCGCCTCACCGCCGGCCACCGATCTTGAAGACCTTGGCGGCTTCCGGCAGCAGCTTGCACGGCTCATACGGGCAGTTCCGCCACTGCGTGATGCCATGCTCACGGTCGTGCCAGTCCTGCAAGGCATAGTGGGTGTCCGCGCGCAACGCCGCGGCATCATCCACGGTGACAACACCCGCCATGGCTTCCTCAGCAGCATGGCCGCATTTGCTCTCGTGGTGCCAGCCGGCAGCCGTCATTTCCTCTTTCGTCACTTGCACCGTCTCGGTCACCTCAGTGGTTATGTCCACCGAAATGGACCCATCCCGGGCTTCCTGCCGTTCCGCGCTGCGCTTCGCCTGCCCCACCTCACGCTTGGCCACCTCAAGACGCCATTCCTCGGGAGTCATAGCAAACAGGCTTTCGGCCTTTTCCTCAGCCACCCGGGCTTGCGCCGTCCACCGCTTCGCGTCAAGCCGATGCCTGACCGCCTCAGCGTCTCGCGCGGCCTCAGTGGGTCGCTGCGCCGTCAAAGCACTGGCAGCCCGGGACAGCCGTTCCCGGGCGTCCTCTGGCAGCACTTCCGTGAGGGTCGCGGCCGTTTCCTCCACAAGGGCCAGCGCCTTTGCCGGGGTGATTCCCTCCCTCGCAGCCTGGATGGAGGCAATGAGCTTATCCACAGGGTTTTCCCCAGTTGTGGACAGTGGCGCGTGGTCAATGGGGGTTGTGTCAGGTGTGGGGGTCATTTTTCTGTTCCGTTCTTGGGGTTGATGTTGGTGGGGTCGTCTTGGAAGCAGCCTTGTGCGTTGCATTGTTCGCCGGGGTTGATGGGTCTTATGTCGAGTGGTGCGTTTCCCCAGTGGCTTTGGTATTGGGCTTTGAGGTGGTGGTTGCAGTACCCGGGCATTGCTTGGACGCGGGCTTTCTCGGCTGCCTCGGCGTCTCGTTGGTCCAGGGTGTCTAGCAGGAGCTTGAAGCCTTCCACGTCTTCGATAAAGCGTGGGCTGTTGGTGTTGCGGTTGGCGTTGAGTGTGGCGGCTGCGAACAGGGCGGCTTGGTTGTTGGTCATGCCGGTTGGTGTGGTGGTCATTGGGCTGCCTGTTCTCGTGAGGTGTGGAAGCCGTCTATGACGAACCCGCTGGACGCTTGGCAGGGCTCGCCTATTCCCACTTTGCAGTAGACACATGCCACGGATAGGGGGCCGCGTGTTGGGGTTGCTGCGGCTGCGTTGATCCTGTCGGGGTGGGGCATGTTCCTTACGCCGTTCCATTGGTCGCGGCAGACGTTGCCGGGGGCTGCGGAACAGGTGGGGCACTTGATGCGTTGGGATGCCTGATAGTTGGCGTCCTGTTCGTCTAGCCAGCTTCGGAAGTGTGTAGCGTCGTCCAGCACTTGTGAGGTGGTGTGGGTTTCTGCGGTGGCCCAGGATGCGGCGGCTAGGAGGGCTATGGCCGCGTTGTTCAGGTCGGGCATTGCGGTGGTCCTTTCGTGTGGTGGTCTGCGCTTGGCTCGCGCGTTAACTTACTGGACGTTTTGAATTTCCCCAGCACCTCTACAACAGCGTTTGGTGACCCGCACTGTTTTGTTGGTTGTGGTTCTGGTTGTGGTTCTGGTTGTGGTTCTGGTTCTGGTTATGGTGCGACGGTTTTGCGATACGTTTGCGATCGTTTTGTGATCACACTTGTGATCGCGTTTGTGATCGCACTTGTGATAGATCGGCGGATTCTAGGGGTTTTTGACCCTCAAAATGTCGCTGTGAGTTTCCTGTGCGTTGCGTGGGATTAGCTGTGTGTTAGCTGGAATGAGGGCCAACGCTGGTTTTGCGCGTCCTGGCTTTGGGTGGCTCAAGTTCGCCCGTGCAGTAACCGCATGAAGCCTCGAAAACCTCGTTCGCTTCATGCCAGCGCTTGTGGTTTCCGTAACCCGCGGCCACTGTCCTTTGCCGGGTCAGTCCCTCAATCTCGGCCTTGGATTTCTGGTGCTTGAGGTAGTCGTGCATCTGGTAATTGCCGTCTGCATCCGGCCCGTGGACCCATCCCCGCTTTAGCAGTTCCTCGCCCACGTTGTCGCCCTTTTCCATGAGGGCGTCCTCGTCAATCACTCCATCGGTCTTGTACCTGTTGCAGTAGGTCCACAGTTCAATGAGGTGCAACCGTGCCCAAGGATCCCGAATTCGCTTGAACTTGGGGTGGTCAAACAGTTCATTGGTCACTGTGATGTAGGCGCGTGTGTCCTTGCCTGACATTGGCGGCGTCTTTCCCCCGCTATTGAGCGAGCGTGGGCGCGACACAGTGGGGGACTTCACGGCGTGCTTAGTCGTCATGAAGTCCCCCTTGGTGGTGTCTGTGTCGTGCGGCGGTCTGGTGATGTGGTGAGAGGTAAAGCGGGGTCAGTCGTTGAAGACGGTCACCCGGATGCCTCGCACACTCCCACCAAACGGGGGTATGCCGCCGTAGGCCAAAGCCACTTTCTCAATGTCGGAAAGGTTCGCGCACGCCTCATAGTTCAGCGTGTACTCGGTGCGCCCGTACATGGGCGTCACCTTTTCCGTGAGCTCTTCCCGGCGCTCCATGAGTTCCCGGATATTCTCCATGGCCCCAAGGTATGCAGCTTTGATAGCGTCGCCAGTCTCTTGGTCCTGGAACGCCACCCCCTTGACGCTGTGAGGTCCGCCGTCGCGCCAAACGGGCTTTTCTTCCCGTGGTCCTGTTGGCTCGTTCATTTCTTCGCCCTGACCATGTACGTGCGCCGTTCCTGCGGACTCAGCACATACTTGCAGTCCTCGCACAACCTCATGACGGGCTGCCGGCGGGTCGCCGTCTCATAGGTGTTGCCGCAGCGGTTGCAGCACTTGAGGAACGCATTGTCGGCAATGCGCAGCGGCTTGGACGTAGCCACAACACGAACGGACCCCCCAAGGGTCAGTTGCTTGTGAATGTCCTGAATAGTCCCCAGACTTGATGCCATGGCTACCGATCACCCCTGATCGCGTCGCGCTTTGCTTGCGCTGCCCGGGCAATGGCCTTACGGGCTGCCTTGCGGCTGACGGCCTTGCGCTTGTGTCGTGGCCAAGTGCGGGAGTCCCGGACCCCGGCAAACAGGTGATTCTCTACCCCAGACATTTTAATGCTGTTCCTTTGTTCGTTGTGGCGTTACTTAGTTCTGTTGCTGCGGGGCGGGATCCCCAAGACCCCAAGACGCAGCGGTTGGGTCGTCCCCGAAAGTCTCGCCAGTGGAGGTTTCGACAGTCTGGTTTTCCCCAAGGTCTTCAAATTCTGCACCCGGGTTGGGGTTGTCGTTGATATTGGACGGGGCGGGGCGGGGCGTGTCGCCTGTTGGCGCGCCCCCGGCGTTGGCCTTGGCGGCATCCGGGACGGCGGTAGCTGCCCCAACGGCCACGGCGCGGTGCTGTTCCCTGATGTACTCGGCGGACGTGGGCACCCACTTGCTGAGACTGTGGACGGCGGTCTTGAGCCACATCTGGTCTTCCCACTTTTTCCATGGGGAATAGTCGCCGTTAGCGCCTTGGGCCTCAGCCTTCACCTTGGCGATATGGTCCGCGCCGTGTTCAACGATGCGGGAAACGCTGCCGTCCTTCATGATGCAGTACGCATAGACGCCCACCATTTTGCCCCGGTTCGCCATGGCCCCGAAGTTGCCCCCGGGGATTTCATGGACGGGCCGGTCCTGGACGCCTCGCACATAGGTGTAGGTGTCGTTTTCGTGGACAACCTCAGCCACGATGGTGGCCACGGCCCCGGCCCGGAAAATGAGCTCAATTTCCCCTTGGTAGCCCGTGATTCCAAGGATTTCGTCCTGCCCCTTGTTCCGGCGCGGGGTCAGGTAGTATTCCGGGGTTCCCGGGTTCAGACCCTTTTGGGCTGCCTCGGACAGCGCCGAAACAAGGGTGTGTGGTGCGTTGAGGGCTGCGGTCGCAAGCTTGGGGTCACGTTGCAGGGCAGCCAGTGCCCCGGACAGCCACGCGTCGCCCTTGTCCTTGAGGTGGGACGGCAGCGTGCTGGTCAGTTGGCGGCGGTGGTGCAACAGGAGGCCACGAACTTGGTCTTGCAGTACGAGGGCGCGTTCTTGGGCTGCGTTGGTCATGCGTTGGTTTCCATTTCTAGGAGTAGGTCAGCGGTGGCCAGTCCACGGGCTGCGGTCAGGTAGGGTGTCCCGCCTTGTTTGGACATGCGGGTGAAAATCTTACGGCCACGCCATTTGGCCGTTTGGGCGTTGCCCATCTTGGCGGCAATGACGCTTTTGGCGGCTTGCAATCGCAGGGCAAGTTCCTTGTCCTCTGCGTGGGATTCAAAGAACGGGCGCGCCTCGTCGTCGGTCAGGTCCACGGCTCGCCCCTCAATGTCCGGGTGCAACTTCCTAATGGCCGTGTACGTCTGCAGGTGCCCGTCCATGGGGTCAATGCTGGGGGATTCCCCGGCTTCCAGCTTGTCCATGAACTCGGTTGCCCGGGATTCCAGGATTTCCACGTAGTCGGGATCCCACGGGACGTAATACTTGGCGAAGTTCAGCCCGGTGGTCAGCACGGGAACGTGCACGCCCTCAATTTCCGGGTAGTACGTTCGGATGCAACGCATTTGCCACTGCGTCTGATCGTAGTAGGGCAAGGGCACTTCCTCGGTGTCCTCCACCCCCCACTCCCAATCGTTATTGGAGCTTTTGACCTCACCTAAAGACAGCGCCATGCCCGGATTTTTCGGGACCATGAAGCGGTCAGGGGTGGCGGCAAAGCGGGGGTTGTCCTTGGCCACCCACATGCCCGTGGGCAGCAGTTCATACCCGGGCATTTGGTCGCCAAACCAGTTGGAAATGGACGGCTCAAGGTAGTGGCCGCGCAGGGCTTCCTCGCTGGCAGCGTCCGGGTCAATGTTCCCGGCCATGCGGTGCCACATGCTGAAATAGCTGTCATAAGTGCTGTGGCCCATGATTGCCGCGATTTTTGAGGCCGTCATGAACTTCACCCATTCGGCGCTACCGGGGGCGTGGCCGGGGATGGAGTGGTCGACGTACTGCGTGGACTCGGCAACGGCGGTCACTTGCAACCCGCCTTGTCCAACATGGCGTTAATAGCGGCCATGAGGTTGCCCTCAGCGTTGACCACCTCGCGTTCCCGGTTGGCCTCGGTGTTCGGAAGGTCCAGCAACCACTCAAGGTCACCCATGGGGTCAGCTATCTGCGTGCGCAGCAGCCACAAAGCCCATACTTCCTCAAAATCGCGTTCCGAAACGTCACCCCGGAGCATGAGAGCCAACGCCCGGACGGTCTGCCCCATGTCGGCATCTGCCGGGAGCTCTTCATAGGTCATGCGGAGACATGCCAGGACAACAGCGGTGCCCTGTTCGCGAGTCAAAACAGGTAGTGCGTGAGCGGCTTGGATAATGTCCAGCGGGATCACTTCCTCAGTAGTTTGTGGCGATTGGTGGAACGGTTTTCACAGTAGTGCAAAGGGGCGACATTTACCAAGTCCCCCCCTTGATGGTTTACGCGTCTTGAGCGCCCTCAAGTATCTGGTAAAGACGGGCCACGGACACGCCAGCAGCGGCGGCAATGTCCGTGCCCTTTATGCCAGCTTCCTTGGCTGCCAGCACCGCCAAGCGGCGGGGTTCGTTGGCCCGGGCAAGGTCTCGCTTGTAGCGCCGTTCCGCTATGCCACGCAGCCGGGTGCTGCGCGCTGTTCCCTTGGTCACAGCGGATAGCAACCGCTTGGCCTCGCCCGGGTCAACTTTGAGTGTCATTTTTAGGATGCTGCCTTTACTGTTCCGTCTTCAATGATGATTGCGCCCTTGTCATGGTCGCCCACGCGTTCCATGATCACTTGGAAGCCTTGGGCGGCTGCCAGTTCGGCCACAAGTGCCATGTTCTTGCCGTCCAACAGCGAGCCGTCCCGAATGAACAGGGTCTTGAGCTTGGGGCTTGCCGCCATGGCCATGGCCATGCTCACCCTGATCTGTTCGGCACTGGAAGCCTGATTGAACGGCACGCCGTTGTAGGTCAGCCCGTCAGCGTCAAAACCCAGGTTCTCAATGGGCCAGTTCGCCGCCGCCAACCCGGCTGCCCGGGTGTCCTTGATCGCTTCAAGCTTCGCCGTGAGTCCAGCCGCTTTGGCCTTGACGTTGGCCAGCAGCGCAATGCCCCGCTGACGTTCGGCCTCGGTTCGCACGGCCTTGTTCGTTTCTCCCACGCCGTCCAGCTTGGCGCGCAATTCGTCAGCGTTGGGGGACGCCGCCGCAAGGTTGTGGGCGTCCGCCCGGGCCACTTGCGCAGCGGATTGAGCAGCCCGGGCAGCTTCCAGCTTTTCCTCGTAATACTGGACGTTAGCCACGGCCTCGGTCAGGTTCTCATTGGCCCGGATCACGGCGGCGTTGATCGAATCAATACGACGCAGCGCGTCCACCAAGTCCGCGACGTCGATCTCTTGTTCCGGGAGGTCGTCAGCCGGGGCCGGGTAGTTCTTCAACTGCGCTTCCACCTCGGCCACGCGACGGTTCACCGCAGTGCGTTCGGTGAACGCCTCGGAATAATCGTCGTCCAGCTTTGCCGGGTCAAAGGGCAGTTCCACCAGTTCCAAGAGTTGCTTCATCTGGTCCTTGGAGGACAGCAGAGTGAACGCGAGCGGGTCAATGCCCACCTTGGACGTGAGGGCGTCCAAGATCGCTTGGGGTGACTTGTGTTCTGCCCCTTCCGGGGTGGTGACCTTGACCGTGGGGGTTTTGCCTTCCTTCCACGTCCGGGTCACGATGATTTCCCCAAGGTCCACCGTGGCGACGGCCACCGTTTCGCCGTCGTGAATGGGCCGGGTGGTCTGCGTTTCGCTGACGGCCTGACGGCCACCAAGGGCCAGCCAAATGGCATCCAAGACTGAGGACTTACCCTCGCCGTTGTCACCGCCAATAACCTGCAAAGTGCCGTCAAAACCGATGTTCACGGCTCGCAGACGCTTGACGTTCTCGGCTTGCAGGGCAATGACTTTCATGCTTTCCATGGGTTCTCTTTCGTCGTCGGGAAATCGCAATTCAATGGTTAGTTCGTCTTCATAGGTAATGGCCTTGGACCCGGACCACATGACCTCATAGCCGCCCGGGACAAGCCCCAGCACCTTGCCAAGTTTGTGGTGCCCCTTGCGGACCACCTCGCTGCCCCGGGTGATCATGCTTTGCTGTGGATCCCGGACAGCCGGAAAACACGGGTGCCGCTGGGTAGGGTCTGAAAGTGGGCGTACACGGCCACGCAAGGGAAGCCCGGGCCGATTTGGCGCGACTGCAAATCCGGGTTGTCAGTTACCACGGTGCACGGGATTTGCAGCCCCAGAGTGCTATCGTCCTTGATTTCAAATTTGGCACCGTCAGCGGGACCGCCCACAAGCTCAACAATCATGACGCGACGTTTCGGGCCAGCATGTTGGCAATGGAGTGACCAAGGATTTCACGGTCTCGGTCGGTCATGTTGGCGGGGCGGGATTCCAACGCAGCCATGCCACGCTGGAAGACGTTCTGCAGCCGCTGGTCGTGGAGTTCTTCCAACCTGGACCGCGGCGGTTCCGGCGCCGGAACAGGTGACGTGCCGGCGAACCAACGGGCGAACCGGACAAGGGTGTTTCGCAGCTTTGACATTGGTTGCTGCCTTTCGTGTGTAGTTGTGTGTGGCGATTCTGTGCAGGGCCATATCTTGTGGTGCCACTGATAAACTGACACCAGTAGTTGTGGCGATTACTGAAAAAGCCCCTGCGCTGGTTACCCAGTGCGGGGGCTTTTTGCTGCCTCAACCCCTACCCCCAATATAGCCCCGGGGGTCTCCCAGAAACTATAGGGGGTGGGTTGAAGTTTTTACAACTTAGCTAAGCGTGATTCCAAGGCTGTCAGCCGCGCGCCACGTTGGCTGGTTGGCGTCAGCCGTGGACCAATTGGCACCCACCGCCGCCTCGTATGAATCCCACGTAGCGGTAGCGAATTGGGCCACGAGGTTATGCCCAGCCGGGACAACACCTGTGGACCTGATCTGGTTTACCAGCGTCGTGAGGTTACCGCTTGGCACTTCATCGGTTCGGACAAGCACAAGAATGGTGTGGGCCGTCGTGGGAGACGGCACAACCGTTACCTGTCGTTCGCCCACCAGGAATCGCTTGGTGGCATCCACAATGCTTTGGGTGGTGCCCACAGCCGGACGCCCGGACGTAACAAGGTCTTGCATGTAGGCGCGCAACGCGGCCACGTCAATGGCACGCTGCGCAGCCGTGACACCCATAAGCTGCGCGAGCCACCGCACCGCATAGTCCGGGGTCTGCGTGGGGTCCATGAACTTACCGGACATCATGAGGTCTGACAGGTCCCGAATCTGCCCGGACACTTGACCGGCGCCGTCCATGAACCGGAGCAGCGGGAAGCTGCCACTTTCGGGCTGAATCACCGCGTCAATGTCTTGGTAGGCAGCCGGCAAACGCCCGTACCACATGCGAGTCCACCAGTGGATAATGTCCAGCCGGGTCATGCGCGTGGAGGTGGACGCGTTCGGTGCGCCGTCCCAAGCAAACACGTATTTGCCGCTGCCGGGTTCGTCGCCGTCCCACCAGCCGTCCGGGGGCAGCTTGTCACCGTCCACCATAAGTACCCGCGCCAACTGCATGGTGTCGCCCACGTCCAGGGTGCCGGTGGGTGCCTGAATCCATGGCCACACTTGCTGGTTGGTGAAGTCCTGATTTGCGACGACGCCCTCAACCTTGAGCTCACTCCAAGTGTTCGCCGGGACAAAGACGGTGTTGTTGGTTATGTCCGTAGACACCACGGTTGAGCCGTTGCGCAGCCGGTACAGAGGGCGGACGTAGCGGTCTTTGTTGAACTTCACCCAGTAGCTTGCAGATTTCACGTCACCCGCGACGCCGCCCACGGTGCTTTGGTGGATCACACCTGCAGAACCGCCAGTGCTTGCCACGGTTTGGAGGGACTTCAAAGACCGGCTTGAGTTCATCGGCGCGTCAAGTGACTGCCAGATACGCAGCACCCCGCCTGTTCCGGCGCTGTTACTCATGCCCGTGACCATGTTGGCCGTCAGCGTCGTGAGGGACACCCCGGCGCTGCCCACCCATGAGGTGCTGAACTCGTCATTGTTGGGCGTGTAGCCGTCAAAGAGGGGCCACGGCGCTTGCGTCACCCACCCCACCACGTCGAACGTCTCACCAGCGGCAACCGGGCCAATAGCAACGGGCCAAAGTTGCAGCTTCACATAATCGCCCGTGGCGGTAATGGCAAGAGGTGGAAGTTGCGTCCACTCACCAGCAGGGCAAGTCGTGAACACCCCGGTGCCCGTCGTAATGTCCGCCGCGGCGTTGTCCTTGAACGAACCGGACATACGGAATTGCCGGGTGGCTGAGGGTCGAACCCATGCTTGCCAATAGCGGGTGTCGCCAGCCACACCCGGGGTCAGTGCTGCGGTGTCCCGGTAGTAGGCGCCGCAGCTTCCGCCAGTGTTCGCCACGGTCTGGGTGTACCGGATGAACGGCCCACCCTCGGGCATGCTCGGATCCGGGCCACCAACCGCGACGGCCTCACGCGTGGCGCTGCCACCTGTTCCGGGGGACGCGTTCCAATACGTCATGGAGGGGCCGCGAGAGTTTCCCACAAAGTTGGTCAGGACGGTGGTAGTGCCAGCCGTCCCCACCATGTCCGGGTTGGTGTTGTTGTTGCGCAGAATAGCCATGTCAGCCCCTTAGACCACGTTCACGGTTACAGTGCCCAAGGTGGGCAGCGGCGCCTTGCCAGCAAGGGCAATGTTGGCCGGGGCGCTGGTGACCTCAGCTACCCCGGCAGCCGCCGCCACCTTCGCAACAATTGCGTATTGGCCCACTACCGGGTTCCAGTCCCACGTCTTGGGGTTCAGCCATGCAGACAGGGCGGCGGTGACGTTCGCCTGTACTTGCGCCGTGGTGAACCCGGGCGACGCCTTGACGCTCACGGTGACGTTGACCGTCGTAAAGGTGGGGTCAATGACACTGACCTTGAGCGACGCGAGCGCCTGACCGGCCAACCAGCTTGCAATCTCTGAGGTGACAGACCCGGGCAGCGCGGCGCCGTTGGCGTCCGCAAGAGCCACGGTCACAAAGCCCACGGCGGGGTTCACCAGCGGTTGGGCGGGGTTGTAGAGGTCAAAGACCTTGGCGCGGCCCACTTCCGGGCGTGACGCGGCAGCGAACTGGAACGATTCCGGCAGCACAAGGGTGGAAGTCAAGCGCGCGAGCGTCGCGGAGGCGCGGCCCTGGAACTCTTGGTCAGCCTCAAGACCCAGCCCACCGGACAGCACACCCACGGTGACAACGCCCTCAACAAAGGAAAGCGTGTCCACCACGTCCAAGCTTGTGCCAGCCGGGGTGGCGTTGCCCACCGTTCCAAGGTATTCGGCGTAAATGTCCACTTGCCCGGTGGAGCTTTCAGACGTGATGATTTGGAGCTCATCTTTAGTGAAGAAATCCACCGTTTCGCCCGTGCCAGCAATAGGCAGCCGCAGCCGGGTGCCAGCCGGGATGGTCTGCGTCGGGGAACTGTTGGTCACCGTGAACTGAACCCGGCCAATGACAGGCGCGCCGGGGTTCCGGGCCACGCCGTAGAGCTTCATCAACTGTTCCACGATCTGCCCGGGCAACATCTGAATAGCCAGGATTTCCGGCCCCAGCATCACCGCTAGGGACTCCATCAACACCATTTCGGTGTTACCGGCGCGGGGCTGCCATTCCGGCAGCGCAGCCATGGCGTAGGCCGTCGCCGCCGCCACAAGGTCAGGTTCGGTGCCGTAGTTGAGTAGGTTCAACGCCTCGTATTCGGGTACGTCAGCCATTGTTCGTTCCTGTTCCGTCGCTGGTTCGCGTCCACGCCACTTTGGCGCGCACAATTTGGTCGGTGCCGTCCACCGGCTCGGTGGTCACTGATTGCACGGTTATGCCGGCTGGCCCGTACTGGTCTAGCCCCACTTGAATATCGCCAGCACCCAGACCGGAGAAAGCCGGGTCAGGAACTCCGAACATGGGCTGCATTTGGCGTTCCCCGATATGGGTTAGCACCAGCACGGCTATGGCTTCCTCAGTTTCCTGGTCCGTGCCATAACCGGCTGTTGCCGCCGTGCCGTCCGCTTGAAGCTTGAACGGGAAAGAAAGTACGCCAGTAGCCATGGCCTCATGGTTGCAGCTACGGGGCCACGGCTGGGGGACGGGGGCGCGTTGCGGCCTCTAGTAGCACCCCGCTACACTCAATTGACCACAACTACCCGGGAGGAACCCCCGATGCCTAAGAAACCTGTTCGCCTGATTGATTACAACCAGATAGCCAGAATGCTCAAGGTTGAAGTCAAGACCGTGCGCGCTTGGAAGATGCGCGGCCTTATGCCCGTCCCTGATTTTGAAATCAGCCACTCTCCCGGGTGGCGCGAGTCCACCATTGAGCCGTTCATTACGCACGTCCAGCGGACTGGCAAACCGGGTGGTTTCGCCAAGCGGGTTGCATAGTCCTGTAGTGGGGTGCTACATTCTTTCTTGTAGCAACCCGCCACAACGAAAGAGGACACCATGACCGCCATTACCTTCTCCGAAATGATCGAAGCCTTCGCCGCTGAGGGCATCACCGCCCACGTTGAAGACACTGGTGGCGGCTGCGCTACCTTGATCATTGACGGCGGCGCGGTTCAGCTTGGCCCCGGCGTCATTGGCGAAGGTTTCGACACGGACGAACTCAGCTATGGTTTCTACACCGTGGACGACAACGGCGACGCCGAGGAAGCATCCGACGCCGTGTGGTTTGAGGACATGGACTTTGGCTGGAAGACCACGGGCGACGCCGTACCCGCAACGTCAACCGCCGCCGATATTGCCCGGGCCACCGCGATTGCTTACCTCGCCCACAAGGGTGTTGAGTTCAGCGAAGGTGACACGGTGGCAATCGTGGCCGAACACACGCCACAGTGGAAGGGCTACGAATGGCGCGTTACTCACGTCCGCCCCACCCGTGGACGCGCCACCCTCGAACACACCAACGGCATTACCAACATCCCCTTGGAACTCACCTCAGTGCCCCTCTCGGCCCTCATGCCGCTGATAGCAGACACCAGCAAATAAAACCCCGCCACAGCTACAAAGGACAACGGACATGACCACCAAGACCGTCAAAGCATCTGAACTCAAGCCCGGTGACGGCTTCCCGGTCAGTTGGTGCGGACGCGACGACGAGGGAAACCTCACATGGCAAATCCAGTCCAATGACCGCCACCCGTGGAAAGTGGAGGCTTAGCCGTGCACGCTCTCGTTATCGTCCTTATCCCCGTCGCTGTAGCTCTACTTATCAGCATCCCCTCATGTATCCGCCATGACCGTGGACCCCGCCCATGACAAGCCACTGCAGCACCCATGGCCACTACTTCATAGTGACCACCCAAGGCACACTGAACCGCTGTTTCTACTGCCAACGCAAAGCCCAACGCTTCAACTTTGGCACTTACCAAATTGGTGGTGCCGTCCTCGAAAGGAACACCCAACACCATGCCTAACGCCGCCGAAGTTGAGGGCCAGCCACTCTTTCCCGACGTCGTGGTCCCGTTGGAAGGGCACGACGGCAACGCCTTTATGATCGCCTCACGGGTCCGCAAAGCCCTTGAGAAAGCGGGACACCGGGAGGAAGCCAAAACGTTCTTTGACGACGCCCTCAGCAGCGACTACATGCACTTGCTGGACACGGTGCAAAAGTACGTCAGCATCTAACCCCGGACACAAGAAAGCCCCCACCGCTTGGTGGGGGCTTTCTTGCGTTCGCTTACTCGCGGGTGCTGTGGCGGGGCACGTAGCGGGAATCAATCACCCGCAAAACGTCGATGCCCTCTGCGGGGTCCGTTGCAATCGTGGACACGCCAGCCTTTGCCAGCAACTCACGGGCTTTATCTTGCTCGGCTGCCAGTACATCGGTTTTGGAGGCTGTGACAAGAGTGTTTTGTGCGGCAATCTCAAGGTTGGTGTGTTTCAAGAGGCCGTAGCGGGTGCCCACGGCTACCAGGAACGTCAAGAGGCCGAACGCCAGCGCGGTGCCCAAGTTATAGGGCGTGTTGGTCTGTAGCGCCGCCACAAGCTCGGTGACTATGGAGCTCAGCACCGACAGCGCCGCCAACAGAATTGCGCGCGTTTGCGGGGCGGTCACGCGAGTGGTCACAAGGCCCACCAACAGGGTCATTACGGTGCCGCCGAACAGTTGCACAAAGAACTGCCACTGGGGAACGTCGAAAACAATCATGATTTATTTATTCCTTACGGGAGGTTGAGGACTTGACCAGCTTGGATATAGTCCGGGTTGGTGATGCCGTTAACCCGGGCCAGCGCCCCCACGTCAACACCAAATTGGGTGGCAATGCCGCCCAAGGTGTCGCCCGATTCAACAACCACCTGTCGAACCGCAGCCGGGGCGGGGGCTGCCGGGGCAGCCACCTTGGCCGGGAGGTTGAGCAACTGACCCGGGAAAATCAGGTCAGGGTTGGTGATGCCGTTGAGGCTGATCAAAGCCCCAAGATCAACACCGAATTGCGCGGCGATACCAGCGAGCGTGTCCCCGGCGTCCACAACGCACTGAGACACGGCGCCCGGGTTCGTCAGCGGACCACCACCGGGAAGGTTCAGCACCTGCCCGGGGTAGATCAGTTCCGGGTTGATTCCCGGGTTGGCCTTGATCAGGGCGCCAAGGTCAACACCGAACTGTGCAGCAATCGCGCTGAGGGTGTCCCCCGGCTCAACAATGCACTGTGACGGCGTGCCAGCCACCGGAGGCGCCACCACGGGAGGAACTACCGGAGCAATCCAGTTGCCACCAGCGGCAAGGGTCTGCCATGCTCCCATGTCGCCGTAGAACACGTTCAGGTCCAGGTCGCCGCCGTAACCGGGCAGCCGGCCGCTCTGGCTGTACTGCCACATAACAAGGTTCCAGCCCGGAACGGACGGGGCCGCGTTGAGCGGAGACCACGACTGAATGACAGGCGAAGGGTACTGGGCGCACCACAGCGGATACTTACCCTTGACGGCATCCCATCCGGGCTGGTTGGCCACGGACTGGTTGCAGTACAGCCACGGGCGCTTTTCCGTGTTGGCATGCACGAGGTCCAGGAAGTCATTGGCCCAATCCGTGCGGTGGGTGTTCTCGGCCTCGAAGTCCAGCACAAGCACGTCGTCCGGCCCAAGCTGCGCACGGACCACGGAAAGGAACCAGTCCGCTTCCGCGGTGGCGGTGTTCCCGTCAGCGGCGAATGGACGGGCGAAGTGGTAGTGCATGATTGGCAGCCCGTCGCGGCGCGCCTTGGCGACATTGGCGACGTACTGCGGATCCGTGTAGCCCACACCCTCGGTGGCTTTGATGCCCACGAACTGCGCACCTGTTGCGGCGAAGCTCAAGGCGGTGCCTTGGTGCATGGACACGTCAATGCCGTTGAGTCGGCCGGCTGGGGGTGCCGGGGTCGGGGTGGGGGCGGTGCCGGACACCTTGGGACGCAGCCAGCCCACGACGCCGCCAGCACCCGGAATGACGTAACCCACGGTTGCTACCTGCGTAGGCAGCCGCGCGGAACCGTCAGCGTTCTGTTGCAGCACACGCATGCCATATGCGTCCGCCCACAACACCACGGCAATGTGGCCGTAAGGGTTGAAGCTGTCCCCGCCCCAAACCACAATGTCGCCGCGCTGCGGGTAGCTGTTGAGGTCTCCCACAATGTTGGGGATGGAATCAAAGTAGGCGTTGCTCTTGGGATAGTGGTCCTTGGCGTTGCCGCGGCCAAACGTGGTTTCCCAGTTCACTTCCGGGTAGCACGCCATGGCGTAAGCAATGGCGGTGTCAACGCACTGGAACGCATAAACGCCGTCCGGGTCGTAGTAGTTGCCAGCGGCGCCGGAAAGGAACCGTTCCTGTGATGCAGTGGTCATGGCTGGGTTTCCTCTTTCTTGTTGATTGCTGCGTTGCGCAGCCTTTCAGCACGGGCACGCCGCTGAGACTTCCAAAACGTGCCAGTGATCAACCAAATCGCGGCCACAAGGCCAGCAATCAGGACGTTAAAAATGCCAATTCTCAAGTCCCTGGACTCAATCAGGCGGGAGAACAGCCAGTACACAATCAGGGCATCAAACGCCCAAATGAGGTACATAAATACCCGCCCGGACGGGTAGCGGCGCCAGTGGCTACGGCGCATGTAGTAGATCGTCAGGACCGCGAGCGAGCCAACCAGAATGACCAGCAGCACGACGGTGAAGGACGAATGCTCAGACCAAAGGAACGCCGTTGCTGCCAGCAGCATCACACCCAGCCCGATGCCGATTTCTTTTTTCATTGGGCTCCCCTAAATACGTGTTCCAGTGATCTTGTCCAGTTGTTTTCTTCACGAATGCGGCGCTGACGGGCGCCCACCGTCGTGGATTCGGTGTGGAGGGCTTGCACGGTCTGTTTGACCTGTTCGGCTTCCATGAGTGCCGCCGTTGACGCGTCCTTTTCCTCGGCGCTGACGGTGTACTTGTGCCACCCAAACAACCTGCCTAGTGCATTCACTCGCCAGCCCCCGTTTCAGCGTCGGCTTTCTCGCGTACAGCGGTCATGACCTTATCCATGGACTTGCCCACCTCAAGCACCCCGGGCAAGGAACCGGCAATGGTTTTCACGTCGCCGGTCAAGGACTCGGCCACATTCCGCCAACGGTCGCGTTCGGCCTTGATTTCGTTGTAGTAAATCTTTGGGACCAGAAAACGGCCCGTGAGGATCGACACCACCACTAGCCCCACAATTGCCCAAGGGGTTAGGTCGGTGCCGATCCAAGCGGGAATGTCGGAAAACATCACTTGGCCATTTCGTTGAGTTGGTTTTGCATGGCCTTGATCTGGGTTTGCTGTTGACGTGCGAAGCTCCACAGCACGTTGACCAGCAACTGTTCGTTGATGGTTTGGCAGTTCTCACGCTCGGTGCCTTCGCCGTCGTAGCTGACGAACTCGGTTAGTCCGGCGTCGTGGAGGTCTTCCGCCAGGAAGTTCACGCGGAAGGGTGCGTCCTCGCCCATTTCTTCCAAGCTGTCTTTGTACTGGAAGCGCTTGGGTTCGATCTGTTCCAGGACTTCCAGCGGCACCTCGTAAGCGTCGATGTTGGTCTTGTACTTTTCGGAGGACAGGTTATAGCCCAAACCGCCAGTGTTGTTGACCCAGACAGCACGGAAACCGGATCCGCTCGCGGCGTTGGTGTTGTAGATCGCCGGGGACTCAACCACGCCGTTGTCGTAGAACGTCATGTATGAGGCCAAGTTAGGGGACCGGATCGCGCGAGCGCTGGCACTGGTGGAAATCGCGGCGGTGAACACCGAAACGTCCAGCTTGCCAGCGCGTGCCGCGTTCATCTGGTCGTCAACGTAGAGCTTGTTAGCGCCGTGAATGTCAGCCGTGGGCCGGTTGATTTGGATATTGCCAACGCCGTCACGCATAACAATGTTGGACGTGGCGTAAGCCGCCGTGGCGTCGTAGAGCAGCGCGTAAGCGGAAGACGACATGATGCCGGACTGGGTGCGGGAAGCCGTGGGCACGCCCGTGAGGTCGAACCAATCATGATTGTGCGCAGACGGGGCGTAGGTCGCCGGCGGGTTCGTGATTTGCGCCCATGTGTGGGTGTGGGTGGTGTTGGCCTTGGTGGCAACCTGCCCGTCTACATAGGTCTTGTTTGCAATGTCGCCGCCGCCCGATGGGGCAGCCACGGCAGCGCGTCCGGCAGCGTCCAGCATCACCAGCGTGGACGGGGTGGCCAGTGAGGTGGCGCCGTCCAGCTTGGTCTTATCCGCTGCGCTCATTGCACCTTGGGCCGCGCCTGTTGCTGCGGGAAGACGGGCAGCAGCAAACACGCCGCTTGATACGTCAGCCGCCGCGTGGCTGTGGGCTGCGGGGGTAAAGGTGGTGGGCACGCCGCTGGTAATGTCCGCCCAAGCGTGCGTGTGCACCGTGGTGGCCCTCGTGGCAACCTGGGTGTCAACGTAGCCCTTGTTCGCTATTTCCCCGGCAAGGCTGGGGTTGGCTACGGCAGCGCGCCCGTTGGCATCCAACAGGACAAGGGTAGACGGTGTGGCCGCAGCCGACGCAGCGTCCAGCTTGGCTTTATCAGCAGCGGACATGGACCCAGCAGCAGCGGAGGTGGAAGCCGGCAAGCGAGCGGCAGCCAAGACACCACTGGAAATGTCCGCAGCCGCGTGACTGTGGGCCGTCGTCGCCCTCGTGGCAACTTGAGCGTCAACATACGTCTTGTTCGTGGTGTCGCCGCCAGCGGACGGGGCAGCCACCTGAGTGCGTCCGTTGGCGTCCAGCATCACCAAAGTGTTGGGGGTGGGGGAAGCGCTGGCAGCGTCAAGCTTGGCCTTGTCAGCAGCCGCCATGGCACCGGCCACGGCAGCCGTGGCCAACGGCAAACTGTGGGTGTGGTCAGCGCGCGCGGAACGGGAAGACGTGCCCTCGCTGGCAGCCGCGCCCGGAACAATCGCGGCGCCGGGGCCACCGCCGCCGTTGGTCGTTACTTCCTTCCAGGCCGTGCCGTTGTCGAAATAGAGCCTGTCGACGGTGGTGTCCCAGTAGAACGCCCGGGCTTTGCCAGCAGACGGGCGCGCGCCCGTGGTGCCTTGCGTGGCGATAGCTGCCAGCGCCTCGAACGCGAGCATGCGCTCGTTGAACTTGGTACGCCCGGGGTGCGGGTCGGTTCCAGCGCTGTATGTCTCTACGCCAAAGCGGGGTGTTGTTGAAACGGCCATGCCCCCATGGTGGAGGTCATGACCGCTTCACTGTGGGACGGGCCGGGGTGTCCTATCCCAGCATCCATCGGCACTCAATGGACACGTAAGTAACCGCGCCGGACCCTACCAAGAACACCGTGCCGTCCGGGTAGATCACGCAGAACGTTGAACCCACAATTGTGGACTGGAACGTGGCCGTTGGCCAGCGTTGCGAGACGGGCCGGAACCCTGCCGGGATCACGCCCACGTTGGTGCCCAAAGACCCCGATTTCAGGAACGCTTTGAACTCCACGTCATTGCCGATGCGCCGGACTTGAGCCGTGGCGTGCACCCCGGTGTCGTAGTTCACCCACGGCGCCGTAAGCGGGACGTTGACCCAGCCCGTGTCCTCGGAGACGACGTCGAACGTGGCCTTGTCCGCTGCGCTCATGGCACCGGCTGCGGATGTGGTGGCCAGCGGCAGCCGCGCAACAGGCACCGTGCCGCTGGTCAGGTCGGCGGCGCTGTGCACATGCGCGGACGGCGTAAACGTCGTGGGCTTGTCCGTGAGGTCAGCCCACAAATGCGTGTGGGTGCTATTCGCCTTGGCGTTGAGCGCGGTCTGCGTGGCCGTCGAAATCGGCTTGCCAAGGTCAGTGGTGTTGTCAACGGACCCAAGCCCAACGTCCCCCTTGACCAAGGCCACTACCCCGGTCTTGCCAGCCACGGACTGAACCTGACCGGCTGCCATTAGCTCTTTCCAGTCCGCCAGCGTGCCCGGGTTGTCCGTGGAAAGCGCGTAACTCTTGCCCGTGTCGGAACGTATGGCCATATCGCCGCGTTGCGCCACGAGGGCCAGCATTTCCGCTTGAGTTGCCACGGTGAACACGTCATTGACGGCCAGCGGCGGCAGCGCTGAGGTGGGAACGGTGCCCGTTATGTCGGCATAGGTGTGAGCGTGGGACGTGTTGGCCTTGGTAGCCACGGCGGCGTCCACATAGTCCCGGCGTGTGAGGGACTGAGGGAGCGCCGATTGCGCTTGGCCGGACGGCATGAAGTAGTTAGTTGCTGTGAGCTCGCCGGCGCTGTTGCGCAAGGCAATGGTTGAGCCGGTGGCGTTGATCGTTGCCGCGTCCAGCTTGGTCTTGTCCGCCGCTGACATGGCACCTTGGGCTGACGTGGTGGCCGCTGGCAACAGGGCGGCGGCAAAGACGCCGCTGGTAATGTCCGCAGCCGCGTGGGTGTGGGCAAGCGCAGCTTTGCCAGCCAACGCCGTGACCATGGCCGCAGCTTCCTGGACTTCCTTCCAGGCGCCCCACGCGTTGGTGGAATACTTGGCACGCCAGAAAATGCGGGTGACGTTGTTGTACGTCGTGTACCGCTGGTAAATGAACGTGGTTGAGGGTGCAAAGATTTCCAGCAACCCGGCAAGGTTCACCGGGTAGTTTGCGCTAATGGTGGTCGCCGCGTTGAAGCTCTGGTGCATAATGTCGGGCGACTGGTAGTCGTTGAGGTCGTGCGCCGTCCCGGGCAGCAAAGTGGGGTTCTTGGGCATCCGGGCCGCGTCCCCGGTGTCAACGTAGCTTTTGCGCGTCGCCGCGTTGTTCGCCGTCTGTAGTCCGCTGAGGTAGACCTCTTGGGCCAGCAATGACCCGGAAGCGCCACGGCGCGCCACAGTGTTGGGATCCGCCGTGATTGAACCAAGGGCGTCCACGTAGTCTTTCCTCGTGGCATGGTCCGGCCCTGTCGGCGCCGTCGCCAAATGCACGCCCTCGAACGCCGGAAACGCGCTGGAATCGCCGTACTCGCGGCAGATAATCATGAGGTCACCCCGGGAGTCACCCACGGCACCAACCATGACGCGTTCCCCCACGGTCAGGGCATACGACGCAGCCGGCATGGGGCCAATCGGGGAATCACCGGCCAGCCGGGGCACGATCACCCAAAGCATGCCGTCAGAACGGACCTCCGAAACAATGCCGCGGTGGAATGATTCCACCTTGTCCGGCGCTTCCTGCCTCGTTGGTTGCCTAGCTGCCTGTTGCAGCGCGCTGCCGTTCACGTTGTTGCCCTCCCAAAGTAAGAAACGCCGGGAATGAGCCACGCCCGGACCCAGCGGCCCGGTTCGTTGGGCACCACGGACAACGCCGCCCCGTGGGACTCAATCAGTCCCCCATTGGTGCGAAGCCCCAGACGCCCCGACGCTGTTTCCACCACTGAACCATAAGGGGCAGATTCCACGGGGACGCTGCGCCCGTCGCGGAGCAGGACAGCCAACAACCGGGCATCCTCGCGCGGCCAGTTCCAGCCGTCCGGCGCGCATGCGTGGCTGATAGCCTCGGCCACGTCCAGCCGCAGCCCTTCCGCCGCCGCATGCGAAGTGTCCGCGCTTTCACCGCTGCGCACGTCCTTGACCAGCCGGGACACGCGAGCCAAGACCAGCCAAGACCAAATGGTTTCCATGTTTAGGCGAACTTTCGTGGTCGGAGGTAGCCCTGCAGCCCTTGTTTGGTGAGGACCTGGAAGTTAGCGGGGCCGGGGTTCTGGGTGAGTGTGTAGAGCGAGCCGCCGCGGTCCTCCACGACAATGCACACATGGCCGTAGCCGCCGCCGTAGTAGGAACCCCAGCAAGCAATGTCACCCTTTTGGGCTCGCTGACCAGCCGGGATTCGCACATAGTTGGCGTTCGCTGCCGGGTTGTTGTACCACTGGTTACCGTTGCCAAAGATCGCGCCGCCGCCCACGAACTGGGTGTTGTAGAGGCTCACCAAGTCAACGCACTGCGCACCATACGCGCCGTCTGTGTCCACATACCGGCCCTTGGTGCGCGCCATCCACCCATCCACGCCGGACGTGTTCGCACCCGCCCCGGCCTTGCCAGTGGTGGTACTCACCACGGTGGTGGTCTTGGCAGCCGCGCCACTGGTGCCTGTTCCGGTGTTCTCTGGTGGGATCACCGGGTCAATGGGCCGCTGGCATGAGAGCGTGACGACACCGGCAACGGTCATGGGGTAGCTGACACCTACCACGATCCAATCGCCGCCCATGTCGCCCACCGCAGCGCCGCCCATGCTCACTTTGTCGCCCGGGCGCGCCTCGTCAGCGTCCGCAGACAACAGGCGAACCGTCATTTGTTCAGCCGGGTTACTTCCGGGGTCTTTCGAGTACGCCGGCATGCCCTGCATGCCCTCGTGGTAGTCAGCCCAGTTGTTCCAGTACAGTTCCCAATGCCGTCCGCCCCAGTCGGACTTCATGAGCCAGGACGGGCGCGCAAACACCAGCACGGTGCCATACTCAAACAGCCAGCACCCGGTCGCCGTGGCAAGGTTCGCCATTACGTCCCAAGTGCTTTCTTTGTTATCGCCGTCCGTCGCGGCCCGGATAATGGTCTTCCGGCCAAGCCCGGGCTGGACCACGGGCACAAGGTCACGGCGCCGCGCTTGAGCTACCACCCACGCGGCGACGTCCTGTTCACCCCAAGAGTGTCCGCCAATCTCGGATTTGTAGCCCTCCACGAACGCTGACGGGGCTTTCACCGTCAGTTCCGGGCCAGCGGCGCCGGACCCCAGCGACACCACCCGGCTGACCATGTGCCAGCCGCCATATTTCACCGTTGCCCCGGCGCTGAGGATCCCGGAACGGAACGTTTGCAGGTCCATGGTGTCCAGGAACGTCAAAGAGAACTCAGTCACTTGGGACGTGCTGGTGGAAAACGTGGCCTTGAGGCAAGCCTCCACAAGGTCAGCTTCCAACCCCTTGCCGGTCACTGAAATGTTCTTGAGCCTGTTGGCGTCTAGCGTGCTTCCCATGCCCGTTACCCCGGCAGCCGGTAGACCTGACCGGGGAAGATCAGGTTAGGGTTTCCGCCGATAATGGCGCGGTTCATGTTGTAGATTTCCGGCCAGCGCGCACCGTTGCCAAGGAAGCGAACGGCGATATTCCACAGGCAGTCGCCGGACACCACCCGGTAAGTCCGGGACGGCGCGGCCACGGGCTTGGGCGCCACCACCGGAGCTTTGGGGACCGGGCGCGGTTTGATCGCGTTGGCCGTCACGTCGACGTGTTCCTCAAGGGACCATGACACCTCGGCATGGCTAATGCTGTTGTCCGTGGCGCGCCGCAGCACGCGCACGTCCAAGCCCTTGATAACCCACCAGCATGGTTGCTCGAAAGGCCCGGACCCGTTCGGGAAACGCACCCGGACCCCAGCGGCCGAAAGGTTCGTGAAGCGCTGGACAATCGGCTCAATGGTTTGCTGATAGTCCAAGCTCGCGACGCGCTGCGTAAACGAGAGCGTGCGCAGCCCGGGGGCCACCAGCCGGGAAATTGCTTTCTTGCCCTCGCGCTCCACCTGCCCATACTTGGCAACGTCGCTGTACTGGAAGACGGTAGGGGTGGAGTGCATAGACCCCTGAAACCCGTTGTCAGTAATGACACGCATGGTGTGCCAATACTGCGGTTTCTGAACCAGAATGTTGACCACTTAGTAACCCCGCCTCTTGATTTCCTCGAAGACTTCCTCGACAGCCTCACGCACGGCATCCGCCACGTTTTGCGCTGCCTCGGTGTCGCCGCCCTTGACCTCGACATTGACCTGCACGGCGCCGTCCGCAACGATTACTTGCGTCCCGCCGCCGCCACCCAGTGCACCCACCAGCGACGCGGTGGGGCCGGACCCGGCAGGGCGTCCCCCGGACGCCTCGCGGTTGGCTGCCATGATGTTGCGCGGACCCAGCGCCGAGGTGAGCTCAGGAACCAGCACGGACTCGCCACGGGACAGCATGGCCGGGATCGTGTCCTTGCCCGGGGCGAACCCGGGCAAGACCGTTCCGCCGCCGGCGTAGCCCAGCACGCCGCCGCCCTTGAGGTAGACGCCGCCGCCGCTGTTCACCGGCATCACGCCTTGCCCGTTGCCGTCCTTGTCAATGCCAAGCCAGTCCTGGACGCCACCAAGGGGGTTATTCATGAATTCGCCCATTTTGCCGAGGGCGTTTCCGATAGCGTCACCAATGCCCTTGAAAATTTCAGCTATGGCGTCAGCAACAGGCTTGAGCTTTTCGGACCAGAACGAAATAAAGCCCTGGAAGCCCTTTATCAGCCCATCTATGAAGCCGGATACGCCCTCAATTGCCTTGCCGATTCCGTCACGGAACCAGCCGCCTACGGTCGTAATCATGGGCGACAGGGTGTTATTCCACCAGTCCGTTAGGGCGGTGAAAGCGCCGACTATCAGGTCAACCACGGGCTTGATAATGACGTTGTAAATCCAGTTCAGCACGTCAGAGAACCACTGGCCTACGGCTTGCAGGGCCGGGAGGAAAGTAAGGTTCCACCAGTCCACCACCATGCGGAAAGCGTCAATCCAGAAAGTGATGTACGGCAGGATGATGCTGTTGTAAATCCAAGAGAAAATATCGCTGAACCACTGACCGACAGCTTGCAGGGCTGGCATGAGGGTGAGGTTCCACCAGTCCACCAAGGTGCGGAACAGGCCAACGATTCCGTCAACCACGGGCCGGATGATGGTCTCGAAAATCCATGTGAAAATGCTGTTGAACCAGTCGCCCACGGCTTGGAGGGCTGGCTGCAGTACGCCATTCCAGAAATCCACAAGCTTGTAGAACAAGGCCACGGCAATGGTCGTGGCGTTCCATATCAGGCGCGTTATCCAGTCAAGGATGGGGGCGAAGAAATCACCTACGGCTTGGATTGCTGGCAGCAAAATGCCGTTCCAGAAATCAACCAGCATGCCCCAGCCGTCAACGAAAAAGCCGATGAAATCCCGGAACCAGTTACCCACATTCGTGAAAGTGTCAGACAGGAAAATGCTTACGTTGGTCCATACGTCCACGAACCATTGGCCCACGGCGGACAGCGCCGGCATGAAATCGGAGTTCCACCAGTTGACTACGTTCTGGAACGCCTCGCCTATCCATTTCAGGGCGGCGTCCACCCCGTCTTTGAACCAACCCACGTTGTTGTAGGCCCAAATGATGCCAGCCACGAGGGCGGCAATGGCAATGACAATGAGGCTGATGGGGTTTGCTGACACAGCCGCGTTAAAAAGCCACTGCGCTGCGGTGGCCACAGCCAAGGCAGCTACGGCGCCGTATTGCGCCACCTTCATGGCGATAAATCCGACGGTGCCGCGCTCGGTCGCTGCGGTCTGCGCTTGAGTCAGCACGGTGCTGACTCCCATGGCGGTCTGGAAGCCAATTTGCGCGGCAGTGAACAGGACGACAGCGACGCGCCACGCGGCCATGACCGGGCCAGCGAGCTTTGCGGCGGCGACAAAGGCCACCACCAGCGGCACCAGTACCGGGAACAACGGCACCAGCAAGTCCAGCACCTTGACCACCAAGTCGACGCCCCACGCCACCACCTCAGCCAGAATGGGCACGAGAGGGGCAAAGGCAGCTACCACGGCACCAAGGGCCGGGACAATGGCTTGGAACGCGTCACCAAGGGCGCGGCGTAGTTCCGGGCTCGCGGCGATAAGGCCCAACAGGATGCCCAAGAACGGGTTCAGCACCGGCAGGAACCGGCCAATGATGGGAAGGTTTCCCAGCAGCCCGGAACCCATAGCCAGGAACATGCCAGCCAGCGGGGCAACCAGCGCCTTGAGGTTGTCCAGGTTCGGATTCATTCCGGCCACGGCGTCGCGGACCTTGCCGGCGGCAATGCCCAAGCGTTCCATGAAACCGGGCAGCCCACTGGACGTAACGCCGTCGTTGGCTCGCTTGTAGCCAGCTTGCATGGCAGCGAAGCCGCCTGTTACCTCAGCAAACGCCTTGAGGGCGCGCTCTGAGAACGTGGAAACCACGGGGGAAGCTTTACCGGCAAACCATGTGCCAAAGGCCGTGGCAGCCGGTTTGACGGCCTTATTCATGCCGTCAAGGGTCTTGGTTACCTCGTTGAAGCCGCCCACAGCGAGCGGGAAGAACCCGGACGTGAGGGTGGCACCTACGCGAGACAGTGCCGCGCCCGTGTTGGCCATGGCGCCGCGGGTGGTTTCGCCGGACTTGAGGGCAGCGCCGCCCATGCCCTTTTCCATGGCGTTCTGGAAGGTAGCAAAATCAACCTTGCCCTTGGACGCCAAGTCCTTGACCTCAGCGGCAGTAACGCCCATTTCTTTGGCCAGCAATTGCAGAATCGGGATCCCTCGGTCACCAAGCTGCGCGAGCTCTTCGCCTTGGATCACACCGGATGCTGAAATCTTGTTGAAGATCGCGCCCATTTCGCCGTAGTCAGTCCCGGCAATGGTTGCAGCGTCGCCCACCAGCTTGAGGGTGCGCGTCAAGTCCTTGCCCGGTTGAATACCGGAGGCCACAGCGGACGCGGCGGCTGTAGCGGCGGAATCCAGCCCAAAGGCCGTACCCTGGACGGCGGCAAGGGCGCTGTCCATGATGCTGTTCACGACGGCGGCGTCCGTGCCAAGCCCGGACAGCTTGGCCCGGGCGTCTTCAATGTTCAGTTGGCGGTTGATGCCACCGGAAATGGCTTTACCGACGACGCCGCCCACCATGACCCCGGCAACGCCAAGGGTCTTGCCAGCGGTTCCCAGCCCACTGGACAAGCCAGCGCCGATTTTATCGCCCACGGTAATGGACGTGTTCACCGCGCCGGCTAGAGCTGACCCAATGCCGGACCCTATGCGTTCCGCGCCAGAGATAATGCCGGGGGTGGCCCGGGTGATGGATGCCGCGACGTTTCGCATGACCTTATCCACGGCGCCGCCAAGCCGGGAGTTGATCACGTCACCGACACGGCCCGTGCTGGTGCCCATGCGGCCCACAGCTTGGTCGTAGGCGCGCGCCATGCGGTCACTGGAACCCATGGCGGTGGCTGTGGAGCTACTGACTTGCGCCATGGCCTTTTCGACGGTGGACGCTTGGCGCTGCGCTGATTTGGCCACACGGTCGTTGGCCTGTTCCGTCTTTTTGACGATGTTTTGGAGGGGTGCCGTTATTTCGTCGCGGGTTTCAACCGTAAGCACCACGCGTTCCTCAGTGGTAGCCACCGGCACCCCTCCAAATCATTGTTGTTTCTTCTCGTTTGCCTTTTTCCTAGCCTCGGCAATGACCCTTGCCGCGGCGACTCGGACGGCCCTGTAACGCCAGTTCCGTTCCTCCACCACCGCCACCGGGTCCATTCGGAGAATGTCCGCCACTATCGCGAGTTCGCTAAAGTAGTCGTCTTCCTCCAGGAACTCGGCTAGGACTTGTGAGGGTCCACAGCTTCGGTCACGTCCGCGCCGTAGCCCGCAGCCTCAAACAGGGCGCCGCCCCATGAGAGGGTCTGACCCGGCCCAAGGAACAGCCGTACAGCGTGGATAGCACCCATGCCGCCGAACATTTCGATGAACTGGTTGTGCCCGAACGTGAGGTCGTCGCCGTCGCTGGCAACCACCACCTTGCCGTTGCGAAGGATCGCGCGGCAGTTCTCAATGAGAGGCATAGCGGCGGCGACCACTTGGTCGGCGTCCTCGGCGTTCTTGCGCTTACCGATTGCTGACTTCCGGTAACGCTTGGTGTCTTCCGGTTCGATCACATTGGAGAACCGAACAGCCCAGCCGTCGCGCCCATCCACCTGCCAAGTAACGAATTCCTCAAGGGATTTCTTGGACTCGGCCAGCAGCGCGTCAAGCGGGGATTCCTCGCGGTCTTCCGGTTCCGGCTTGGCCGTGTAGGCGTAGGGCGTCGGAGTGGCCGCTGCGGCCTCGGCTGCGTGGGTGCCGGAAGATGCGGGGATGGTGCCGTAATCGGGGGTTGTTTCAGTCATGGCCTGTTTTGTCCGTTCAGTCCGCCGCCCCGCCTCGTGCGGGGTGGTCTGAGACAAGAATTGCCCGATTCGTTAAATGGGTGTGGGACGGGGCGCGTGTCCAAGCACGGACAACTCGGACGCACCCCGTCCCACTGATTTGCCCACCCGGAACCCCAGCAAGTCCCGGGTGGGACGCTTACCCGTCTTAGACGGCGCCGGTCGTGGCGAACTTCACCGTGATGGGCGACGTATCGGAGCTATTCGAGTCCGATTCCGGGTCGTTGACCGACAGCAACAGGCAGTTGGCATACGTCAACGGCTTGCCCACCTTGGTCATGTTGGCGTCAGTGGACTGTTTCGTGATCGTGTACCGGCCCCGGCCCACTTCCTTGCGCAGCTTCTCCAGGAGGGGAAGATCGCGCACCGGGTCAAAGGCCCGGGACAGTTCCAGGTCGTCCGCCGTGGGAGCGCCACCAATCAGGTCAGGGGTGGTGGCCCCGCCGTCGTAGTCGCGTGTCACGTCAGCGTTCAAAGCTCCACCTGTGTGGGTGGACCATGTGCCCGTAACGCCCAAGATGGTGCTAATAAAATTCCGTTTGGTTGTCTTCATGACTCAGATTCCTTTCTTGGGGTTAGACGGCAGCCGACAGGGCAACCTTGATGATTTCGGCCTTGATCAGCGCCGCCGTGGGAGCAAGGCGAACACTGAGAGCGACGCGGACCTCGTTGTTAGCAAGGCTCGTGGCGGTGTTGATCGTTTCGTCCACCGTCACGCGGTAGCCGGGATCCACAATTTCGCCGTCAACCTTGCGCGGGTAGAAACCATTTGCCAGCGCAATGGGGTCCACGATGCCGGTAACGGCGGATTCGATGCGTCCCAGCAGAACGCCGCGGTTGTCCACGCCGCTGAAAACGAACTCTTCCAGCGTGTCCTCCACCTGAACCGTGAGGTTGTTGAGGGAGTCCTGCGCGGACAGCATGCCCAGGTTGTCGCGGTCCAGCGCGAGCGAAGCCCAGCCATACAGGCGCGGCTTGCCGCCAATGGTCACAATGCCGTTCAACTGGGAATCAGCAAGGGTGTTGTTGGTGGGGCGGTCCACGTTGGTGACAGTGCCAACGATCCAGCGCGGCAGGGCGCGTTCGCCGGCCGGGACAGCCCAGAAACCAATGTTGACGTGGGCGCGAGCTCGCACGGCGCCGACGTAGGCTTCCGGCGACAGCGTGCGGGTGCCATTGCCGTCAGGAATGACCACATGCGGGTAGAACACGCCAGCATAGGCGCCGTCAGCACCAACCAGCGCCTTGGCCTCGGCGGCGGCAGCGGTAGCGGTCGCCCCGGATGCGGGAGACAGCAACGCAACCTTGCCGTTGGCCTTGGCGTGGGCAATGAGCAGCGAACCAATAGCGGACGCAGCATAGCCGGGTGCTGCCACGGCAGCGCCCTTGGTGACGGGGCCGGGGTTCGCCAGCGCAGTGGCCACAATGGCAGCCGTGACGGCGGCGCGGTCGTCAATGCCAGCGGACAGCACGGTGGGGACCAATGCCTTGGGCTGGTTGCCCGGGGCTGCGGTGGCGTCGCCCATGTCCGTGATCACCACATGCGCGTTGGTGGACGCAGCGGCCACGGCGTCAGCCGGGGTGGTCAGGTTGGCGAACAAGCCAATGACCTCAGAGCTACGGCGAACCGTGATCGTAAACAGGCCACCGGAAACGGTCACCTCGGCAGTGATCGCGGACGAATGCGAGCCGGGGTTACGCGCCGCGATACGCAGCGTGTCCACGGTTCCAGCGGTGGACTTGAGGACCAGGAAACCAGCGGTGGCAGCCGGACCAACGGCACGCGAAACAACGAGTTCGGAGCCGCCTTCCTCAAAGAACGTGCGCGCTGAATCGTACATGTTGGACGCGTAAGCCTGACGGGTGCCAAAGAGGCTTTCATACTGTGCCAGCGACTTCACCAGCACGGACTCGGTAGACGAGCCTCGTTCCGTGATGCCAGCAATTTGCAGACGCCCGGAAACCGTGCCCGGGTTCGTGGGGCCGGTACGCAGTGAGGTTGTTACCTCAACACCAATAGCCATTTCTTATCTCCTGTTCTCAGAACCGTTGCCGGTGGCCTCGGTGCTTGTTCGCCGCTGTTTGGGCTTGGGTGTCTCAACCGCCGGCGGTGCCGGGGCTTCCTCAACCACTGACTCAACCGCCACGATTTCCGGGTACTGAATCAGCAATTGGCCAGTATCAATGAGGTGGTCCGTGAGGGTGTCCCGGCCCACGTCGGTGGCCGAACCACCGTCAAGGGCGTGCCCCTCAAGGTCAATGACCACCTCAAATGCATTGGGGTTGTAAACCCTCACGTTTTCAGTCATGGCTCTAGGGTCATTTGTCTAGGGTTCCGGTTGGGGGACGGGGTGCGTGTCGCCCTCGCCCACGGCGCTAAAGTCCGGTATCACCGTTGCCGGGTCCGGGTTGGGAACACCCTGGAACGCAACCAAGATTTCTTGGCTTGAAACCTCAAGCTCAAGGTAAACCCCGCCAAGGAACTGGTTTTCCGCCAAGCTGCCCACGTCGCTGTAGGACTCCAAGAGGGTGTCAGGGTCAAGGTCTGCATACTGGCTGTTCTCGTTGTAGAAAATTTTGTCATTCAGCAGCACCTCCCGGACGGCCAGCGCCAGCCGCTTGCGCAGCAAGTCCGTGGCCACATGATCGTTGGACATGCCCCACAGAAAAATGCGCATTTTGTACTTGAATGAATACTCGTCATAGCCGCTGTCAGACTCAAATTGCCTGTTACCCACCCGGCCCGTGGTCTGGTAGGCCACCACGGAAGCGCACGGGTACGCATTGATAGCCCGGATGCTGATTTCGTGGGGGTAGATCGCGGCAAGTTCCGGTAGCTCGGTAGCGTCCACCCCAAGCCGCGCCCGGATTTCCGCCAGCTTGGCCGGGACTCGTTCTAGCAGCCGATACACCAGCGCACGGGAAACACCCTCGGCACCAAGCATTAGGTCACACTCCGTTTCACAATCCAGTTTTGAAGGTACTTTGCATACTGCAAACGGTCCTTTTCGGGGGGCGTTTCCAGGATGCGGCGCGCCGGCATGGTCTCGGTTCCGTTTTGGTGGAACGCGCTATATGGCACGGCTGTGCCAATTACCATGACGTGATCGTTGATTTCGTCCACGCCGAACGGGCGTTCTGTCAGCGACTCGCGCAAATCTCCCGTGAGCTCCAAGATTCTCTTGCCCGGGTAGTGCCGTTGCTTCCACGCCCCATAGTTCGGTGACAGCGCTGACCATGTGCCCGGGCCGGTATATGCGCCCTCTTGGTCAAATTGCTTTTGCCACACCGTTTTTTGGTGGTCCGCTATGGCCTCAAAGACCTGTTCAGAGTCATTGAAGTTGATCTGGAAGCGCTGCAACATGAGGTTGAACGCCCGGAAGCCCTCGCCCTCAAACCGCATTGTGGCACTCATGTGCTAAAACCTCATGTCGTCCCGGATGCGAACAGGCGGGAAGAACGCCGCAATGCTCGAAGCCCGGGCAATGGGGGTGACTCCCTCGCCATCCTTGATGAAGTCAGCAATGGCTTTTTCGAGTTCTTCCAGCCCGTACTTGTAGCGGTTCCACAGTTCCGCGGCGTAGCTGGTGTTCTCGTTGGGGCCAGCTTTCATGGGGAACGCGGCAGCCACCAAGTAGGAACCAGCACCGTTGGCCACAATGTCCTTGGCGGCGGCGGCAATCTTGGCGTTGAACACCTCGTCGGTGATCCTGACACGCTCATGCAGCCGCATGTCCACCATTGCGGTCACGTCGTTGATGAACTTTTGCACCTGTTGATTCGTGAGCTTCCGAACCGTGGTGGCGTTGTAGGGATCCGGGGTTCCGCCCGTGGGCGGTGCGTCGGAGTTGGTAATAACAATATGGGGGGCCAGCGCCGATACATCATCGACGCTGACACCCCACGTTGTGGCCTCAGCCATGGTGTTTAGCCTTTCGGGGCTTAGCCCTTGACCTTGAGCGCGCGGAGCTTCACGCCTCGCGCGGCGGTCTCGTGGTCAACGTGCACCGTATTGCCCTTGAGCGCAGAGCAGTGGGCGCCGGACTCGTCAAAGTAGTTGAACAGGTCGAACAGCACAACGGCTTCAACCAGTTCGTCTTCCTCGTCGTAGTCGTCGTCTTCTGCGTCCGCGTCAGCGGCGTCACCCTCTGCCGGGTCGGCGTCCGGGGTATCAACCTTGGCGTCAGCGTCGGTTTTAGCCTCGGTTGCGTCGGGCTTGTCACCAGCGGCGGGGGTTTCCTCGCTCTTGGTTTCCTCGCCCGTTTCCGGGGTCAGCGGCAGGGTTTCCTCTGCCGGGGTAGCGGTTCCCTTGAGCGCGTCGGACGCGCTGCGGCGCTTCTGTGCTGCGGTGGTCATTGGCTAGATTCCCGTCAGTTCGATAAGGGACTTGGGGTCGGTGATGATGGGCACCGAAACACGGGCACCCTGGACGCGCCAACGCTCGTTGATCGGCTCGTCAATGTTGCGGGTGTACGTCGCCAATTCCTCAGCGTGCACGCCCGTGATGTTGCGCTGCAGAATGTACAGCGAGCCGGCAGCCTTGCGGTTGGTCTGAATCCAGTTGAGACCGGCCAGACCTTCCAGGCGGCCCGACAGCAGCGGGTTGGACGCTACGGCCTCGCGGGGCAACTGGTCGCGAATGTCGCGGTTCTTGAGCAGCTTGGCGGCGTCCGTGGGGTTGATCAGGACGGTATCGAAGTTGTAGTCGAGTTCCTGACCCTCGCCAAGGCCCACAGCGCCAACAATGTCAGCGAAGGGGTCCGGGGTGCCGGTGCCCCACGGTGCGGCAGCGCCAACCGTGAGCTTGTCCGGGTCCGCAGCAAGGGCAGCCATGGCGCGGCTGTCAGTCTTGCGAAGGATCGCGTTGGAAATCTTGACGATTGCCTCAGTGATCTTGTCCTTCTGGTTGCGGCGCACCTGTTCGTAGGTGACCAGCGCGGCAGCACCGAACTTGTCAACAATGGCGGTTTCCTTGGAAATCTCGCCAACGTCAACCAGCGGGAATTCGTCGCCCGGTTCCACGATCTGGACGTCGCCCTTGGCCGGGTACTTCTCATTCGGCCCGAGGGTGCGTTCGTAGACCACAGCACCAGCGGCGGCGTCGCCGGCGCGGAAAATGTAGTCAGAAATGAACTTGCCCTGAACAGCAAGGCTGACAGCCTTATTGATGAACGTAGGGTTTTTGAGCGCCCAATCAACAGTGATCTGGTGACCGTTGACGGTCGGACCCTGCGGCGGGTAAGTGACAGTGCTCATGTGTTTTTCCGTGCCTTTCTGGCTTAGAAGTCGATGTATACGACGGCGTTGAGGGCGGCGTCGGTGTATGCAACACCGACGTAAGGGGCACCGTCCGCAGCCTTCACGGCGCGGCCCTGCGCGTCGGAGACCACCCGGTCACCAGCAGCGACGGCGCCGCCAGCGATAACGCCAGCCTGTCCGCCCTTGATGATGCCGAACGTCTCGCTTGCGGCGGCGTCGTACTTGGAGACACCGACGACGGCGGACGTTGCGGTGGACTCAGCCGCGCGGGGAACCTCGCGGTTACCGCCAGCAATGAAAGACACGAAACGCGAGCCGCGGACAGCAGCACCCGCGCCAGCCTTGGCGGTGTAGTTCTTGGCCGGGTCACGGACAATATCGGTGGGGTTCTGGTACTTACCCATGGCTTAGTTGCCACCTTCCAGGTTGAAGTATGCGAACGCCGGGTCCAGGTTGTCGCTTTCGCTGAAAGCCACGGTGTCGGCGGTCGAGGAACCAATCGGAGAAACGGGGATGCCGACCCGCGACTCAAGGTGCGCGACGGTCTCGGCTTCATCCTTGGCCAGCGCGTTGGTGAAGAACGCCACCTCGCTGGGGTGAATCTTGCCAGCGGCAGAGAACTTGGAAACCAAGCCCTCAATGTGCGCCTTGTGCTTGTCCTGTTCGTAGGTTTCAAGCTTGGCGGCGTTGGACTGGCTGGTGGCCATGAGCTCAGAGAACATGGCCTTGGAAACCTGAATGGTTTCCGGGGCGCCGCCGCCAGCAGCGGGGGCGGCGTGCTTGCCGGCGCTGTTGTTGGTCTGTTCCTGAACCTCGGTCGTTGCTGCGGGGGCAGCGGCGGGGGCGGCAGCAGGTGCTTTGTCGTCGGCTGCGGGTGCGGGGACGGCCTCGGCGGCAGCGGTAAGGATTTCTTCCTCCGTGGCCGTGTCAGGCAAGCCCAGCTTGTCCCGGAGCTTCTTAAGGTACTCGGACATGGAGGATTCCTCCCTAGTAGCTTTCTCGTTGGCGCTTGCGGCGCCCTGTACGTCGTTAGCTTGCTTTTCGGAAAGCATTGTTTGTGGGACGGGGGCCGTGTCGGAAACCGGAACGTAAGTGCGTTTTTCGATTACCTCGGTAACGTCGTCATTCAGAGTGATCACGCCGTCGTCAGACGCGGTGTAACCAACCTGGAACACACCGCCGTTGGAACGGAACCACGCCTTTTCGTCGTCGTAGTCCACCATCCACGGCCACTCGCCATATTCGCTGTCCAGCGTGCGCTTGGCCTTGAATTCGTCGGTGATCGCCGTAGACAGTGCCTCACGCAGCGCGTTGGCCGTCAGACCGCCCGGGAGCGAGAACTGCGACACCATGGTGAACACGCCGATGCTCTCGTATTCCAGCCCAGCGGAGAACGCAGACACGGGGCCACCCAAGCCCTTCACCGCCGGCGGGGTGCGCCCCAGCAGAGCGACACCAGCAAGCGCGGCCTTGAATTCCTTGGTGATCTTCCCGGCAGCGTCCTTGAGCTTCACGCCCCACGCGATTTCTGCGGACCTGTTGGGATACGCGGACGGCAGCGAGTCGGCCAAATCTTCCGGCACGTTGATGTAGTCACCCAGCAGCGTTTCGCCGTCCTCGGACAAGCGCAGATTGTCCACCTGACCGTAAGCCGGCTCACCGTCCCACGTGGGATTCTCATGGCGCGGGTCAAGGTGGCCCTTTTTTAGCACACCCTTGTCAAGAACCTTGGATTCGTGGGCTTCCACGATTGCTTCCAAGTCCTCTTTGCCGATTGCCCGGGCACCTGTCGAACCGTTCCATGTGCCTGTTTTGACCAAGGGCACGCCCTCAACGGTTTTGAACTTCACAGTCATGGTTACTTCCCCGCCTTCGCGCGGCGCTTTTTGACTTGCGCCTTTTTGTTGGCAATTTCGGGCTTGAACGGCAGTAGCTTGCGCTGCCCGGTCTTGCCCTTTTGCCCAAGCTTCACTTGTTCCTTGATCAGCTTGGATTCCTTGGGCCGGAAGCTTTCGAGGTGCTTCTCGGTCTTTTTCATGGCCTCTTTGTCGCCCCTGCGGAACGCCCGGTCGTCGTCAATTTCGGCTTTCCGGCGTACCTGTTTCAGGTTCTTACGGGCCGTGTTGTTGTCGAACACAGCCTTTTTGTGGCCCTTGACCTTGGCCAGCTTGGCCGAACGGCTGCCCACCTTGGTGCCGCCGCTGGTCGTGAACCGCCCGTTAGCGTCGCGTTTTACCGGCATGAGGTCACCTATCGCTTTCCGTATTTCTTGCGCTTGTCCTTGCGGACTCCCGCAATGGCTTTGACCATTTCGGCCTTTTCGCCCATCTGCGCGTTGACCGCGGCGGCTCGCTTCAAACCGCCCTTGATCTTGTCCGTGTTGCGGGTCAGGCTGTTTTTCTTGGCCTTCTGCCCAGCCAGCCCCGGCGCCTTGGTCATGTTGAATGCCTTGGCACCAGCGACGTCACGGTCCTGGCGGTTGTACTTGGTCGCTTTCGCCTTGTTCGCCACACCAGCAGCCCGAACGGTCTTGCTTGCGGTCTGCCCAACACGCCCCTTGCCCGTGGCTTTGGTGGGCGTCAGGTTGGCGCGCATGCGGTCGTTGTGGGTGACTGGCTTGGCGGCGCCCATACGCTTTGACGCCTTGGAAGCTCGCTTAGAACTTCCGCCGCTTCCGCCGGCGAACCGCCCGTTTGAATCTCGCCTAACTGGCATGTTCTTTGTTCCTTACTTTTTCTTTTTGGCTACGCGGTCTTTGGCGTCTGCCCAACGATTGAAGCTGGCCTCGGCGGCGGCGGATTTCTTGGCCTCAGTGCGCTTTTTGGCACCCATCCAGCGGTCAAACCCGGACTTACTGATGGGCTTTTTCTTGCCCTTGCCCTTGCCCTTATCGCGGACGCGTCCGCCGTTGGGTGCAAATCGTCCATCTTTACCGCGTTTGACCGGCATGGTGCTACCTCGTTTCCACTGAATCGTTGACTAGCCTCGTGCCCTGATAATGCCCACGGCGTGACCACGGTTGTGGGACGGCTGAGGTGTCACAAAAAAGCGCCCCACAGCCTTGGTCGGCTGTGGGGCGTTTGGGGTGCGGCTTATTCGTCGTCGTCAGGGTCCGTGGGCGGCTCGTGGCCGGGAACCGGGGTCATGGACGCTATGACCTCGAAGACAGCCAGGAACTCAGCCAGCACCACGGTGCCGGTTTCCTTGTCCACGAACACAGCCGGGGCGTCCTGCAACACAAATTCGTCTTCGCCGTCTTCCAGATACTCGCGCGCGCCCTCAACGAGTAGATAGCTTTCGTCGTTCTCCCACCCGTAGTCCGCGACCATGTATTCGCCGGGTATGTCGTTGTCTTCCCAAATGGGCTGGTTTTGAGCTCGGACGGCTGCCCGGGCTTCCTCAAATGTCAGTTGTGCCATGTTCTAATAGTCCGTCCGTTCGTGCCTGTTTTAGGTGGGCCGGTTCCCGTTTTTCTTGAAATCCTCAAGCATCTTGGCGCGCTCGTGTTCCGGGATCGCTTCCCACCTATTGGATTTGTTCTTGCGGTAGGCCGGGGGGACGTATTCAATGCCGTTGGGGCCGGTGCGCATGCGCCACACTGACCGCAGTTTCTTGTCCGCACTGGACAACCCGCCAGCGCCATTTATGCCCTTTTCCGCTACTTCCTGTTCAAGTTCTGGTGGCCGGGTTTCCAGGGCTTGCATGGCCAGCGGGGTGGGCACTTTGTCGTCAATTCGGACGATGCGCACTGAATCCGGCTTGAACATGCCCGGGGTGAAGTGGCGCGCGGCGTCCCAATCGCCCGTTTGGCCTTCCAGCCATGTGAGCTTTCCGCCCACCTTTTCCCAGTTGAATACGTGACCGCCACCTTGGGTCCAGTGGAGCGCCACAAAGCCACGCGCGCCGTCCGGGAACGGGTCCGCCCACTGTTCCAGTTTCGCCACGGTGCGCAAGTGCCTATTCATGCGCCCGGGTACGTCCGGCAGCAAAGCGGCGTACTCCATGAGCGCCGGGTTGCCCTTGGTGTCCTTCCACCACTGGCTCACATACTCGGTGTCATAGCGGCCCTTACCGTCAGCAACCGGGGCGGCTTTTACGTCGTATCCACGGCGCTGGAACTCGTAAGCCTGAACCACGCTTGAGCAGTTGTTGTTATAGAACTTGGTGCCATACACCTTGTCATGGCCCGGGTTGGTGTACTTCGCCACCAGCCCCGGGGTGTCCGTGACCTTGCCATGGTCAATGGGCAGTTGGTCAATGTCGGTGTACCGCTGGGATTGGCCCTTTTTGCGGGGCGGCGGCGTGCCGGTCGGCTTGGGCGGCAGCCCGGGCGTTTCCGGTTCCTGTTCAGCGCGTTCCTTGGCCAACGCCTCTTTCCTGGTCTTCGGTTTGGGATCCTCAACCGGGGCCGGGGTCACCTTTGGCTTGCGCTTGCGGGGCGTCTTGGGCTTTTCCGGTTCCGGCGCCGGGGTCGGTTCCGGGGGGATCGGGGGCAGCGGTTCGGGGTTGGGATCGTCCCGGGGAATAACCGGGTCGTCATACATGAACACCAGCGTGCCGCGGCAACGCAGCCCACCCTCGCAGCCGTCATAACCACCGTTTGGGTAATCAGCCATGGCGGTCTCAAGGTCCGGGTATTTGTGGCTATCAATGTCAGCGCACGCGCGGCAAGTGTTGCCGTCCATGATTTCGCTCGCGTAGATCGCAGACGGGTTGAGGTCTGCGGCCGCTTCATTCCTGCCAAGCCCGTGGGCACTGTGAACAGCCTGTTTGGCCATATCGACGGACCCATCCAACGGGATTTTGTCCACCTCTTTGGTGATTTCCTCGCGCGGGATCGCGTCCCGGAATAGGTTGGCCGGCTGCGTGAGTACGGTCTGCAGCTTGCCCGTGATCCGCTGCCACGGGTGCAACGCGGCGGCGGCTGCCGGGAGCTTGAACACCTCGTCGGCCACGGTGTTGGGCTGGAAGCCGTCCAGCTTGATGCCCTGACGTTCGGCCTCGCCCATGACAATGCCGGACGCACCCAACGCCACCCGCCCAAAGATGCCTTGCAGGGCCATGGCGGTCTTGGCCACGGCGTCTTGCACGGGCCGGGGCTGCGCTGCGTTGAGTTGCGCCAATGCCCGGGTGGCCTCGGTGGGGGTGACGGTCTCAGCGTCGCCCACGAGGGCGGACAGTACCGCCCCAGTGATCACGTCCCGCAACCCTTGCAGCACTTGGGTGGCTTCCTCCACGGCGGCAGCGGTCAGCGCCTCAATGTCACCAAAGCGCACCTTGGCTTCCGCCTCATGGGGAAGCAGCGCCCGGGTGGCGTTGGTGACGTTCTGCCCAGCCGCGATTTCCGCCCGGATTACCTCGCGCTCAACCTCGGCAAGCATCACCAAGGATTCAATTTCAGCCTGTACCGCTGCGCATTCGTGGCACACTCGTGCTAACTCCCGTGGGTCTGGTGGCCGCGCTTGAGCTCCATCCACCGCGTCATGAGGTGGTCCATGCGGTCCATGTCGCTGACACCCTCAGAGAGGGGCAGTACGGTGGACACCTCAACAGGCGACTTGGCGGCGGCAGCGTTGGGGCGTGCCGTGGCCGGGTCGGCGTCCGGCAGGTTCAAGGTGGTGCGGACGTGCTTTTCAAGCTTGCCGTCCGGGGTGATGATTCCCGCCGTCGCCAACGTCGTGAGGGTCTGCGCTGTCACGTTCCTGTTGTTCTTGAGCTCGCCCGGGGTCAGAACGGGGTAGGGTTCATCCGGCCCAAAGTTCCATTCCACAAGGTCGCGGACAATGTGTTCCGTGGCCGTCTGCGCAATCGAGTTGGCGACGGCTTGCAGCGAGTCCGTGAAGAAATCCACGAACGTGTCCCCAAGAGACCGCGCGCCGGCGTCGTGGCCCAAGTCCATGAACATGGCAAGGGCGCCCTTGGCAATCGCTTGGTCATGCATGTTGATATGGGGGATGGGGTCCACGGTGGAACCGTTGACGCCGATAAGCTCAAAGGTGGTGCCCTTGGGCTTTACCAGCCCAGCAGTGGCGCCGCTGCGGAAGTCCTGGACGGCTTGTTCGGCCACGGCGCGGCTGGTGCCCTCCACGGATTCGTCATAGTCCATGACCGGCACGCCCATGCCGTTGCGCTCCACGATCTGCGCAGACAGCCTAATGAGCATGTCTTTGATGAACCAGTTCTTGTAGATTTGCCGCAACACGCTGTTGCCGGTCCAGTCCGCGCCGTCACGGTCGTTGACGTACATCACCAGCCGGTCAACGGGAATGAAGCGCTCTTTGTAGACTCCCGGGGACAACTCAATGGGCACTTGAGAGACGCCAGCAAGGCCGCCGTCAGAGGCCACACGAATTTCCGTCAAGGTGCGCGGGGGCCGGGGATCCAGCTTCCGCAAATGGACCACTTGCTCAAGGCCGGTGGCTTCCTGCCCGGGGGCAGCCGGTCCCACCTCGTAAATCTGTTCAAACGGCATGTGCCCGTACCAAATGCACTTGAGTGCTTGGCGGCAGTGTTCCAGCCAGTCAATGCCCTGACGGCGGCGACGGCGGCGCGACTCTCCACCCTTTTGGATGCCCAACTCAGTGCGGCACAACGCCTCCACCTCGGGCCGGACACCCTCAGTGTCAAAGTCCCAGTTGGCCGACAAAATGGGCAGCGTCATGGCGCGGAGGGTGCCACCAATCTGCGTGTCAGATTTCTGCATCTGGTCATAGACCATGACCGATTGGGGCCACAGCAGTTCCGGGGTGAGCTCGAAAGGGTCAACCTCGAAAATGTTCGGGGCACCCGGGCGCCACGAGGGGCGGAACCCGCCCGGGTGTCCAATTGCGCTAGTTGGTGCCGTCTTTACCATGCCCCCATGGTGCCCCCATCATGCGGGGAACTGTGGGACGGTGCTAAAAGCCCTGCCGCGCCAACCCAGCAGTGGCCGGACGCCCGGAATCGTAAGGGCTGCGTTTCACTTGCGGCTTGGCCGGTTCGTAGTACCGGCCATTGAGGAACATGGCCCCATAGCGGAGGGCGTCCGGCAGGTGGTCTTCCGTGGTGGTGTCCACGTCTTCCGGGTTTTTCTTGTCCCGGGGCAGCGCCGGCAGCGTCCTAATGAGGTCACGGCATGTGTCATAAACCTGCAAGAGGGGATAGCCGCTGTCGTCCTGGACGCGCAAGAGTTCGTCAATGCGCGCCCACCCGGGAACACGGGCGTTGTAAGCCCTGATGGGCCGTTGCTTCATCACGCGTTGGTAGTCGTGGGCTGCGGAACCCACCGGGGGCGCGTCCTTGTCACCCAAGGGGCTGGCACTGCCGCCGCCCTCGTTGCGGCGCCACATGGAAGGGTCCATGACGGTGGCAATGGGGCGCGTCGGGCCGCGTTCGCCGTCCATTTCAGAGTCAAGGATCATTTGCGCCTGTTGCGTCGCGGTCAGGTTCTTGGCGTAGAGCTCGCGATACACCAGATTGACGCCGTTGGGCAGCTTCGCTATCCACAGTGCAGCGAACGGGGCACCGAACCCATAGTCGACGGCCACAACGCGCGGGTAAGTCACCAAGTCCATGGGGGAAATGTCCGGCTCAACCACATGCAGCGATTCCCGCCATTGAGCGAAGCGCACGCCGTCCAGGACGTTCCAGTCTCCATCCCTCAGCGCCTTGCGCAGGTTGGGGTCCAGTGCGTTGAGCCTGTCAATATAGCTGCCGTCAATGCTGGGGTTGTCAGTGGCCTTGGCCGGGACATAGCAGCGGGTGCCCGGGTTGGGGTCTTCCAGGCTGGCAGCCATTTTGAACACCTTGTAGGCCGGGGCCGGGTCCACAAAGCGAGCCTTCACAAAGTGGTGCCCGGGGCCACCGGGGTTGGCCGTGGCCACCACGCCCGTACGCAGCCCCAACGCCGCCATGCGTTCTTTCACCTCGCCAGCGGAACGCAGACGGGAAAGCATGTAGGTGTATTGCTTTTCCGTGAAGTGAGTCAATTCCTCAAAGCCGATGCGCTGGTATTCCGCGCCCTGATACTTGAGCAGGTCGGCCTCGTTGCGGAGGTGTCCCAGTTCCAGCACGCTGCCGTTGTTGAACCTCCACATGTGTTCGGACCTGTTATAGCGTCCCAGCCCGTTGGGGGTTTCCTCTAGCAGCGGGTCAATGACCGAACGGGCAAGGTCAGCGAAGGTGCGGCGGAAGATAATGGCGCGGCCACCGGGCACTTGCATGCAGAACTGAAACATATCGGCGCGCATGAACCTGGACTTGCCACCGCCGGCGGCGCCACCGTAAAGCAGTTCGTCCACCTTGATGCCGTGGGCAAAGGTCTGCGGCCCCGCGTGCGGCTCATATTCGTACTGGACTACCCGCCCCCGGCGTGCCCTACTTTGCTTCTGGCTCAATGATCAATTCCGGTTCTGCCATTTCGGCGGGTTTGGCCATGGCCCCGGCGAAGGTCACCGTAATGTCACCACCCATGCCGTTGCCCTCAAGCTTGGTGGGCGCGTCATAGCCCAGAATCTTGCCCGTGCGGGTGCCCACGTTTACCAGCCGGTCAACGGCCTTTAGCTTGAGCTCCACGTTTTTGCCCACACGGTCGGCCACGTCGTCCAGATACTTGTTCCGCTGGTAACCGTCCATCATTTCGATGCTGGTTTCGTCCATCATCATGTCAAGCACGGCGTTGTCCGATTCGATGATGCCCATGACCACCTCAGCGGCCTTTTCCAGCCTCGAATACTCAACGTCTCGGTACAGGTCAATCTCGGCTTTGTCGTGCTTTTCCAGATAGTTCATGCACGCTTCATAGCAAGCCTGTTTCGAGTTCCAGCCGTTGAGCTTGGCCACCTGTTCCCAAGTCTTGCCTTCATCCCGGCGCATGCGCAGCGCCTCAATGATCCGGTCCCGCCGCTTGAGCGCGGAAGGGCCAGCCTTGCCGCCGTCACGGCGTTGCTTCCGCCGCTTCCGGGCTTGCTTGGCGGCTTCCAATTCCTCGGTGACCTTGGGAACCTCGGACGCGTCCATTTCAAAGCTCATGCTGTCCTGTTCCTCTCTGCCACGGCATGCGGCACGGCTGCCACAACAATGGTGGCTTGCCGGGTGCGGCGCGCCCGGGTCTGGTAGTCGTCGCTGGTGGACGCGTAGGCGTCTTGGGGATCCTCAATCCGGGCAAGGTGGGAGGGGTGGCCAGCGGCGGACAGGACGGGCAGCCCACGCATGAGGGGGCGCGCGTCTTTGTCGTAGTGGTGGGCCGGGGCAGCCAGCACGGGGCCGTCATACGGTTTGCCGGGGGTCTGCGTTGCGCCCTCAGCCAAGATTTCGGGGGACGCAAAGGAAAGCTGGTTAGCTGACTCGTGCTTTCGGCGTCGTCGCCGTCCGGGAGTCGGAGGGGCCGGGGGCGCTGGGGTCTCAATGGGGACGCTGCCCGGTTCCTGGATGATGCGAGCCAGCACCAAATCCGTGACGCTCACAGCGAGCTTGGCGCGGCGATTATCGGACAAGGTGGTGGTGGTCTCAATGTGTCGGGCTGAACTCTCAAGAGCCAGCCCGACAGCCTCAGCAACTACGCTGGGTTCATACATTGTGAGTGCGGCGGGGTGAAGAATCAGGAACCCCTCACCTTGGCAAACGGTGCAATCTGGGTCTACCAGTTCCGCGGTCCTACGTGAGCATGCAGGGCAAACACGCCTCAT